ATGTCCGGGCAAGATAACACCACCGGCTCCATGATATGGTGGGAAAAAACCGTTGAATACTACTTCGTGGCTAAATATTTAAGTAAAACCGCAGCTATAGCCCCATTAGATGGCAACCACGAAAAAGCCGGTGACAATATATTTGCTCAGGGTAATAAGTGGGTATTAATTGAATTTAAAAGAAGTAAAGCCGATCTAGACTCTGAAAAAGAAAAATTTATAAATTATGACCAAGCTAAAAATACATTGTCCGCGTTTGATAGCCACCACTTCCTAATATACGGTGGTCTGCTTAATCCGGGACAATTTGAACTCTGGGCACAAACCTACTTCTCCGGTAGAACCGGCATCGTCCTAGATGAAATTCTCAATAATGGTAAAGGCATAAGAGCTTTTATTCTTTATGTCAAAGCATTTATTGCATTTAAAAAAGGCGGTAATCCTGGTGGTTCAGGAGGACTGGGGCTAACAGATTATGCTCAAGTGGCTTGCATCAATAAGGATGGGGAGATATGCGCTTGTATGTCTCTTACTGATTTCCGTCGATCACTGGGTGTAAAACCGACACCTGAAGCCCAACATGAAAGTGCAGCACCGGGTATGTAATTATCCACCTGTTGATATTAAGCGTGGTACTCATTACCTAATGAGTAATAGTGCCACCTTATCTTTGTGCCATCCCCAGATATTATGAAAGGTGATTTCAGGCACAAAAAAACCGCCTCACGGCGGTTAACGACATACTCATACTACTTTGTTTTACTTAGAATATTTTCCATGGTGCCCGGGGCGGGACTTGAACCCGCACAGCCATAAGCCGAGGGATTTTAAAAACTCTCACGGCATTATGGAAATCAATCACTTACGTGAAATCAGTAAGTTACCAAACACGATGGCGGGTTAGTTTGGGTTGCTGTGGGGGTGGTAGTCATGATTTTCCTTTCTTTACAACACTGATTTCAGTGCTGAAGGTGTTCCTAGGTGATGACTCTTATACTCTGTAACTTTATTGGGGTTATTGTTAAAAAACGAAATCAGGTCTTCTTTCAATTTGTCAGCAACATATGCATTATTAAAATTAAAATAAATTTTCCTTGCTATAGAAAATGTAATCTCATGTTCATTAAAATACTTTATTAATTGGTTTCTTGCCCTATTCGCTTTATTGAAATCTTTCATGATATCATCTTCGACTATTGACTTTAATACATGGGTTGAATAGCCAAAACTTTCCAACGTATGCATTTCTATAACAGATGGCTCAAAATAATTAATTCGGTCTAGCACAACTTTGAAGAACTCATCATATTGAGCTTCAGGGATTAATTTACCATTTAGCATTGCACAAATTAATGGTATATCATTGTGGTCTATCAATAAATTGTCCATCCACATTTTTCTTATAACAGCAGGAACAATATCTAAAGAATAAACTAATTTAGTATCTTCTCTTATTAATGACAAAAGCAGCTTCTCATCTTTAAATACTATTTTCTTTAAAGATGATTGGATATCATGGTCTCCTTTTTTAAAAACGGACAGGCAGAAATTAATTTTATTTTTTGGTGCCATATTTATCATTTTTTCATAAGGCGTTTGCATACCATCAAGAATTAAAACAACCTCTTCAAAAAAAACATCATATTCATTCTTTGATAGTCCATTTTGTAAGTCTTTAACAATATAATCTATTGGCTGATTTGCTGGTGTTAATGATAAATCGTAGTGAGTCTTTATATTATTGATTATTTGATCTTTACTTCCATTAACTACAAATTTAGATAAATTAGACATTATGAAAGAATAATATGACTCTACATGTCCTCGCTCTATCTTATTCGGTTTGGAATGAGCACAATCATTCCGTCTATTCTTCCAGAATTCAAGTTGATTTCTTAAGTCGTCATTGTTTGTAAATACTGGTGCAGGGCTAATCTGTCGAATTGTATCATATGTTTTTGAGTCCCATGTTTCTGCATTAGTGACATCTCGTTTCTTTTGAGTCCACGCCTTTAAAGTAAAGCCTTTCGGTGTATCAGAATTAGTAATACGATCTCTTATTACATTCATAAAAGCTAGATAAGCAAATATTAATGCACCTTTATAGGCAGATGCAGAATAACATAGGAGAGATTCATTAAATAAATCATCAACCTCTGGGGTAAATGATTGCTGTGAGCGCCAAACTTCTAAACTTTTCATTTTTTATCCACTAATGTTTAACTAATCTGTCATATGGATTCAAACTCACTGCCGCTTCTAAATGATCCGGTGCAAAGTGGCTATAGCGCATGGTCATTTGGATAGTGGAGTGCCCGAGGATTTGTTGCAGTACTAATATATTGCCGCCGTTCATCATAAAATGACTGGCGAAAGTATGCCGTAGAACGTGGGTTAACTGGCCGGTAGGTAGTACCAGTTTAGCCCGGTCAATGGCTTGGCCGAATGCGTCATAGGCATTGACGAATAAGCGCCCTTTCATCTTTGGAATCAGTTTATGCAGTTCCGCAGAAATAGGGACTGTTCGGTTCTTTTTACTCTTGGTGTTGATATAAGTAATTTTATTTGGCATCACCTGAGCTTGCCTTAGTTGCTCCGCTTCACTCCAACGCGCACCAGTAGCCAGACAGATACGAACGATGATGCCGAGATCTTTATTACTAGAATTGTCACACTCATGCAGCAGACGCTTAATATCGTCTTCATAAAGGAAAGTTAATTCGTTTTCGCTTTCACGAAATAATCTAACACCATCCAAGGGATTAGCATGATTCCAATGCCCTAGCCTTTTTAACTCATTAAATACGGCTCGTAGGTAGGCATGCTCGCGGTTAACCGTTGCCTCTTTTGGTGGCTTCACAGCTCCGTATTTTGGTTTAGGGCTAAACTCACCGGCTAAACGTTTTTTACGGTAATTGGCAAATACTTCGCGGTTAAAATCAGCAACGGCAGGATCGCCCAAGTTATCACATAGGATATTGAGTTTATTTAATCTTGCTTCGCCGTCACTCAAAGAGCGCCCGTGGAGTTCATACCACTGACCGACCAATGTTTTTAACCTCTGCGCGGCAGTCTCTGCCGGTGTGTAGTCAATATCCAGATCACCACGTTGCGCTAACTGCTCACGTTCAAAACGCAACGCCTCGCCGCGCGTAACAAAGGTTTTCCTAACCCGCTTACTGTCACGGCCATCTGAGTAAAAATCACAGACCCACTTCCCGTTGGGTAACTTCCGTACTGCCATAAATAAGTCCTCAAGAATAATCCCTTGGGCCTATTTACTGTATATAAAAGGGTCTTCCCCTGTTGTGGTGGCTGAGGGCATTATAGTGGCAGTCTTGATTTTCTGAGGAGCCTGCCATGGACGAAAAGTCCCTCTATGCACACATTCTCAACCTGTCCGCGCCGTGGCAGGTCAAATCAGTTTCTCTCGATGAAAATGCCGGTTCTGTGACAGTTACTGTCGGCATCGCTGAACATACTCAGTTAACCTGTCCGACCTGTGGTAAATCCTGCCCTATACATGACCATCGACACCGTAAATGGCGTCACCTCGATACTTGCCAGTTCACCACGCTGGTTGAAGCTGATGTCCCACGCATTGACTGCCCTGAACACGGTTGCCAGACACTGCCCGTCCCCTGGGCTGGACCCGGTAGCAGGTACACGTTGTTGTTCGAGTTTTTTGTCCTCTCATGGCTGAAAATCAGCACGGTAGATGCCGTCAGAAAGCAGCTTAAGCTGAGCTGGAATGCCGTAGACGGTATCATGGTGCGTGCCGTTAAACGGGGCCTGTCCCGGATAAAAAGGCCTTTATCGGCCCGCCACCTCTGCGTGGACGAAGTGGCCTTCAAAAAAGGCCATAAGTACGTCACCGTTATCTCTGACCGGCAAGGCCGGGCTCTGAAACTGACAGATGACCGCGGCGTTGAGAGCCTTGCTAGCTATCTGCGTAGCCTGAGCGATCACCAGTTGGATGAGATAAAAACGTTGTCGATGGACATGAACATGGCCTATATCAGCGCAGCCCGGATCCATCTTCCCAATGCCGTGGATAAAATCGCCTTCGACCACTTCCATGTGGCAAAAACGCTCTGCGGCGTTGTTGATAAAACACGAATGACGGAAATGAAACGCATCTCGTCGTTAGACAGGAAAGGGGCTCATCGCTCGCGTTATCTGTGGTTTTACGGTAAACAAAATCGACACGGAGGCAGGGCGGAACGGTTGGAAGTAGCACGTCTGGTATTACCCGAAACTAGCCAGTGTTGGGTAATGAAAGAACTTGCCCGCGACCTTTGGCACAGGCGTTATGACAGGCATAGCCGCAGGCTGTGGCAAGAATGGATGTTAATGGCAAAGAATAGCGGGATCCCTCTCATGGCAAGCGTTGCCCGCATGGTGGCAAAGCGTCTTTACGGGATCCTAAATGCAATGAAACACCGAGTATCGAACGGTAATGCGGAGTCTCTAAACAGCAAAATACGCCTGCTCAGGATCAAGTCACGAGGCTTTAGGAATAAAGAACGGTTCAAACTGGGTGTGCTGTTCCACTACGGAAAGCTGAACATGGCGTTCTGAGTCTCCCACCATGATCGGGGAAGACCCATATAAAAACAGTAGTCAATGTTTGATATGCAACACGACAAACATCTGATTAAAAACTAACGTGTACAGGTTTTCTTTGATTTACTGATAGAGCCATCATTACAGACAAATTTCCCATTTTCACAATGGGATACCCCTCCCTTTTTACCGGAACAGGGATAGTTTTTTGCCATAGTGATCGTAGGTAAAGATAAAAGAAGAATACCGATTACAGCACTAGCTAAGAATTTCATTAGATTATTATTCCATTAGTGCGTCGATTACTTTTTAGCGCCGACTATTAATAGCCAGTAATTTCACCAACAACTTTCGCCAATATGCTGACTTCACTAACCGGCCAATTGACATCATTGATACGCCATACATCACCCGGTAAACGGGTAAGCTCACTGATAGATACAACTCCCGCTTTTTCAATAAGCCACAGGCCATCAGTGATTTTCTTGAATTGATGCTCAACCAGAAATGAACTCTTGGCATTAGGTGAAGAAATTAACTCAGGTTCATCTATCTGTACTGGAAGTAATTCAGGATCAAGTAATACGGGGTTGGCATCGGTTAACAACCCATCAATCAACTTTCTGTGCTGAATTAATTTAGCGTGTTCTTTTTCATTAGTAGCTTTGTTGGCTTCCCACGGTTCTCCTTCCCCAGTTGCTAACCATTGCAAAGATGCGCCCGTTTCAAGTGCGCACTGAACAATTTCTTTGCCGGGAAAATACCCACGTTTGATCCACGTGCTTACTGTTCCATGACCAACGCCTATTTTTCCCACAAGCTCACGTTGTGTTGAAAAACCGTAGGCTTTCAATAACCTATCAACAACAGCCTGTCCGCCACTAAAAATCATTCAATATTCCCGCCAAAATAATATTGACTCGTACAACTTTGAGGATTAAATTCCTCATTATTGAACGAAGACACAAATTAACCCGCATTAACCACACATTACAGGATGCACCATGATTCAAAACCTTGCAATCACAGTAACCTCGCCTTATTTATCCCTGCCAGAGTTCTCAAAATTGAGCGGAATCCCTTATGAAACCTGCCGTGGCATGGTGAAAGATGGTCGTCTACCTATCCGCCAGAAAGTTCGCAAAATGGAAAAGGTTCTCGTAAATATGATCGCTCTCACTAAAGAAGCGGCAAACCAGTAATGTTCGACATTCAAATTTGCCAACTAATTGTCGGCATATGTGAGGGAGGAAGCCATGTTTGATTTTTCAGTGTCCAAACATCCGCACTTTGATAACGCCTGCCGCCAGTTTGCGTTAAAGCACAACTTAGTCGAGCTGGCGGCAAACGCAGGGATTGCGGCGCAGGTTCTGCGCAATAAATTGAATCCTGACCAGCCGCACCGTTTAACCGTAGACGAGCTGTTACGCATCACCGACCTGACCGAAGACCCAACGTTATTAGACGGTCTGCTATCACAAATCAATTGCATGCCATCTGTGCCCGTCAATGAAGCCTGCCCCGGCAATATCCCGACTTATGCGCTACATGCTACAGCCGCCGTGGGTTCTATTGCAGCCGCTGCGGTACAAGGCAACCATAAAACAGCATTCAGCAAATCAGCCCTTCTGGATAGTGTCAATACTGCGATTCGCCACCTGTCTCTGATTGGTCTGACAGTGCAATGTCGCATTCAGTCAACCCCTGCGCTTGCTTCAACCGTTGATGTTATTAGCGGCTTGAGTGCTGTCGCTGGTTTGAGTTGAAGTGTCTTTATGATTATTTCTATTGCCCCACTGTTAAAACAGCAAAGCCCGGTAAATCTGCGCCATTTCGGCCACGGTATGCTGGAGTTGAAGAACGGCCAGCGCTGGAAGCCGGGAAGTAATCAAAAGGCGCTTTTACAAGAATTGTCCTCTGCAAAGAAGACACCAATATTACGCCGTCTGTTCGGACGTTGATTGGGGGTTATATGCTGCAATTAACGGAATCTGAAAAATTAAGAATGACGGGTATTACTCGTATTGCTGAATTAAAAGAAACTCATTTCCGTAATAGAAAGAATGTTGCTCAAGAGGCTTTTGATAAGTCGCCTGCACATTTGCGTAAAACAATCTGTTTTCATGCCGGGTTAAAAAGCCGTCATGTGAATATGCAGTTTTCAGAATTAAGTCCGGCAGAAAGAGAAAGTGTAGTTGAAACGTTGAATTACTTAATTGAGTTTACTCGTTCATTACCACCATTTATTAGTAATGATGACTGCACTCTGAATATTATTAACTAACCAAAGTCGCAATATATGGCGTTTTACTCGCCGGGTTTCGTATTGCCTAAAAACAGGGATTATCTATGCAGAATACAGCACAAAATATATGGGTGTTCGTAGACCCAGCAAAGCCGGGCAGTGAGAGCACAATCACAATGACGTCAGTTGAATCAATGGAGCTAATGCTAAATGAAGCTCGAATAGATGAAAGAAAGAATCAGGCCGCGCTGGTTTCATTTCGTCTGGAAGAAGTTGCTAACCAAATTCTAAACCGTGAACTGAACGGTGTAGAGGCGGCGGAGTTGCTTAACCACATCGCCGAGGGGATCCTTAACCAAGCGCAGGCACAACACTGATGGTTGACGAAATTGTCATTGATGCTCGTTACGCAATTACTTTGTGTGAGCCAACCAAAACTCTAGGCCGCATTCCAAACCTCGTGCTTAACGAGATTAAATTCACCAAAGAAAATGAAAGGGTGTTAGCCGTAATTGCTCACTATCCGACAAGAGTTAGTTTGGTGAATGATTTAATTCATCATCGTATTTATCGCTCTGGCGTTAATTCTATTTCGGCATTGGTTGAGGAAACTAAGCGCCTTGCTGAATTATGTGAGAAAGGATTTAAAGACTTTCACTCTCCTAACTTATTACCAAGGTGAAGCAATGAAATTAAATATCTGGATTTTCTTTCATGTCTTGGTGCCAGCTATGTGTGCGGCATGCTTGGCGCTTTTGTGTCTCGCTTTAAAAGTTAATGGGCTGTAATTATGGCTACTGAATGCTTTGTATATAAAAACTTTAATGATGAACGAACGTTAATGATTAATACCATTGACGATATTGTGACGGAATATCAAGAGCAAGGGTATCGATTAACTACTCGTCAGGTTTATTACCAACTTGTGGCGCGTGGAATGATTGAGAACACACTACAGAGCTATAAACGCATTGCTTCTCTGATTAATGACGCGAAGCTCGCGGGCTTGATTGATTGGTCTGGTCTTGAAGATAGGACGCGAGATTTTATTACCCGGAGTCACTGGAATAATCCTAGCGAGATTATTCGTGCCAGCGCTGAACAGTACCATGAGGATTTATGGAGCAATCAATCCCAGCGGCTATTTGTCATTATCGAAAAGGAGGCGTTAGTCGGCGTTCTGGAGTCGCTTTGCAATCGGTATGACGTGCCTTTACTTGCTGCGCGTGGTTATCCGTCAGGTTCTGTTTTGTATGATTTTGCCCAAAGTCATTTAATCCCTGCAACTAATATGCGGCAACGTTGCCATATTTTGCACCTTGGCGACCATGACCCAAGTGGCATTGATATGACGCGAGATTTAACCGGTCGATTGGATATGTTTACTTATACATCCGCTCTTGTTTCCCTTGAGCGAATCGCACTAAACATGGAACAGGTTGAAGAAATCAATCCGCCCGAAAACCCGGCAAAAACAACGGACTCTCGTTTCGCTCAATATATCAAAAGATATGGCCGCTCAAGTTGGGAGCTTGATGCTTTGCAGCCTCGCTATCTAAATCAACTTGTTGAGGAAAAAATATCCAGTCGAATTGATTGGGATGAGTGGGAGCAAAAGAAATCTGAGATTAAAGCTAGACGTACTGCTCTGGAAGATGTTGCTAATCGGTTCGAATATGATGCTGGTGAAGAGTGAGCACCTCTATTCGTGGTCGTGTTGCCCCAACTCCGCCGTTGCCTTATCCGGGCAGCGGCGCTGCTGTTCCTGCCTATACCTACCCCGGCAGCAAACCGCGCGAAACCCTGCCCGGCATTCAAAGACCGCTTACCCGTGAACAACTGATTCAGGGGCAAGCCGTTTTAGCCAATATCCATAATCTGCCTCACTTCCTGCGTAGCCAGTTTATTTCTCGCTATGAATACCTGTTAGCCAATAAAGGGCTAAACGACGCTAATAAATGGCTGGTGTTTGTTTTTGACCAGCGTATCTGGCCGCGTATTCAGGTGGTCAATAGTAAAAATGTTATGCGCCTCAGTGCGTCAATGAGCTTTTCCACTGATGCCCCAACCTATGCCAGCCTCGCGGGTATGCATGATAAAGAGCTGCGCCGCTTTGCCCGCAAAATCGGTGATGAGCTAATGGTGGCGTACAACCATCATTGTGATGAATGCATTAAGGCTAATCAGGGTGACAGGGCCGTTTTATTGCAGGCCGATACACAGGTACGGATATTCGGCGATCTTGCCAGAATGGCGCGCGCTTTTAATATCACCCCGATGCACTGGCGCAAATACCTGAAAGGCCGGTTAGATATCACGTCTGCTATCGCCAGCCTGTCACGGCTGGTTAATCCTGAATGGTGGGAGCGCAAACTCAAAGCACAGCGCACCCGCTGGCGGGAAGCGTTATTGATTGCTGTCGGTAATGTCAGCCGTGATATGTCGGCCTCTTCTTATGCCAGTAAGCAGGCCATCCGTGAAGTGTTCGCCCGTCGCCAGTCTAATTTGGAATACCTCAAAAGCTGCCAGTTAGAAAACATTGAAACCGGTGAGCGTATCGACCTGATTGATAAAGTCATGGCAAGTATTTCCAATCCAGAAATTCGCCGTATGGAGTTAATGAGCACCATCGCCGGTATCGAAAAATATGCAGCTTCACAGAAGCACGTCGGCATGTTCCTGACCATCACCACCCCGTCAAAATATCACCCGACCCGCCTTATCGGTAAAGGGGATAGCACAAAAATCCAGCTTAACCATAAGTGGGACGATGAAGCCTATTCCCCAAAAGACGGTCAGCAATATCTCTGTAACATTTGGAGCAAAATGCGCACCGCCTTTAAAGACAATAAATTAAGCGTCTACGGGATGCGGGTCGTTGAGCCGCACCACGACGGCACCCCGCACTGGCACATGATGCTGTTTTGCGAGCGTCGCCAGCGCCAACAGATTATCAACATCATGCGCCGCTATGCGTTGAAAGAAGACAGTGACGAGCGCGGAGCCGCTAAATACCGCTTTGAATGCAAGCACCTGAACAAAGGCGGGGCCGCTGGCTACATTGCTAAATACATTGCCAAGAATATCGACGGCTATGCGCTTGAGGGGGAACGCGACCATGAAACCGGTGAGTTGCTAACCGATTCTGCGGCGGCGGTTACAGCATGGGCGGCAACGTGGCGCATCCCTCAGTTTCGCCCAATGGGTATTCCCTCCATGGGAGCCTATCGCGAGTGCCGTAGTCACACCTTGCGTGGTATCAGCTTGGCCGAAAGTTTTGATGAGAGCGTCGAAGCTGTTCGCGCCGCCGCCGATACCGGTGATTTTGCCGCTTATATCGCTGCGCAGGGTGGAACCAATAGCGGCAATCAGACTGTGCGTGTAGCCAAACGCATTGCCGATGAGCTGAACGCCTACGATGAGGAAGTGATGAAAGTCGTGGGTATCTATGCCCCTCACTTGGGCGCTGAGCATGTTCATGAAACCCGTACAACCCAATGGCGCATCGTTTCTGGTGCCGTTGACGTTGAGCCTTTGACTTTGAAAAGCGCCTCTGGCGCGCCTCGGAGTCCTGTCAATAACTGTGGGTTAGGTGGAAACACCCAAGCGCCAAATGACCCCAACGGGCAGGATAAAACGCCTGTGGCGGTGATGGAATACCCACCGGACGCCGTTATTGACTGGTCGGACACTGCCGCCGTGAGGGCGATTGTGGCCCGCGTTAAAGAGAAACAGCCAACGATAAGCAAGATGCAACGCAGTTATGACCCCACCAAGGGCCGACTTATTGCGCCATCGGCCCGTTTAACCCGCGAAGAACGCCAGCGTATCCCCCAAATCCGCCATGATTTACTGCTGAAAGATATCAGCGCCCAACGCTGGGAGCTGGAATCGTTAGCCCGTGGGGCAAAAATGGCTGTTGGTGATGCGGTGATCCATTACCCGGCACTGTCCGACTGGCCGGAATTCGATAATTAATCTACCTGAGAGAAAAACCATGACTAAAACCGCTGCAACGACTCGCAAACAAGCACAGCGCCAGCGTGATAAATCTGCTGGTATCAATGAAATTCGCGCTCGGCTTGAACCAGAAGAATACGCCATGCTGACCGAGGGCATGGCCGCCCGGCGTCTGTTCCGGCCAGCTTACGATTTACCGGAATATATCGCGCTGCTGATTCGGCAAGATAACCAGCGACTAAGAGATCGGTTGGCCGAACTGGGTATCTTCAAATTCATCAATATCTACGGAATACACTGATAATTCTTCGACTTAACTACATTTATGTTCCCATTGATTAATAAGACTAAACAGACGGTGTATATGGCGGAAACCCTACACACGGACGGGCTTCTGCGATTGACTGTCGGGGGAACTATGCAGTTTTTTGTGCTGGGGTTGAGTTGGAGTATGTGTGTGACTTTGGCCTCATACTATGGGGGGGTATTTCTGTTCAGAGCTAAGGCCGATATCACTTGTAGTTCTGCAGGTTTCCGATCTGAGGGTGATATATATCTATCGTCCTCTATCAATAACTCCTCCCATGCCTCGGCTATTTCATAAGTATAATCAATACCACCGAAAGTAAAAGCACACTTCCTATTTAATTTATAAGTAACAGCATTTTTATAACTGGCAGACTCGCCTCCTACCATTAATGCTGATTGAAATATACTCAATAATAGTTTGATTTTTTCTTGACGTTTATAATTGTGTAATCGATTTAATAGTCCATCATTGTTTGATACATGTTTTTTATTTATATCATCAAAGTATTTTATGCCATTTTTTCTTAGTTTAACTATCTCGACAAGAAATTTTAAATGTTTTTCATTATGATTATACAAAGGTGTTAAACTGTAGTAGCCAGTAAGCATCCATATCAACACGAGAATAGCAATAGCTGCTTTCCAGCCAAAATCAAGTGCGTTATAATCAAAAGTTGAAGTTGAAGTTGAAGTTGAAGTTGAAGTTGAAGTTGAAGTTGAAGTTGAAGTTGAAGTTGAAGTTGAATTTAAATGTTTTAAAAACAAAATTAAGCTAGTTACCAGCACCGTGAAAATGGGAACGGCTGTTGTGGCAGTATTGGTATATGTATTTTCTTGAGTGATATTGTATCCTTTATAAAAATCTAAGACAGGAAAAGATAATATTGTTATCTTGGCATGAAGTTTTTCTACCAATTTTTTTGCGTCCTCATTTGCTGATGCACAGCTATTTAATTTAATGAATGCCATCTCTGAGTAACTTAGATACGTTGAGAATTCTTCTAAATCCCTTTCAGATAATGAATTTACAAAATTAACTGCATTGTCAAAAAAAACAGAGTCCATGCTTCGGGACATCGTTTTAAGTGTGTTGTGGTTCACAGTTAGTGTATATCGGTTATCTGTCATAGTATTGTCCTTTCATTATGGATGAAAATAGTAATAATCTGCTACGCCATGGGCTCTCTGTTCCCCGATAACGCAGACTACCTCTCTATGTATACAAATGAGAGTATTCAAAATACAACCCATATTTTACGTAATTCAAAACAGTTGCAGTAACCAATTTGGGGTTGTAAGCCGGAACCCGCCAAAATTTTGTGAGGCCGTTTACAGAGAACAGATGAATAGTTGGTGATACCACTGCTGGCAAGGCTTTCCACTCTGTGATTGTTATGAGTCACCAAGAATGAGAAACCAAGATAGATAGGGGGGCATTATTGAGAATTAAACCGGAACCACTCAAATGATACGGTGAATGTAGGCTCTCAGCCTATTTTTATATGGTATCGGCCTGTCCGATAAGCCACCCTTTTACGGACAGATAAAATCTCGGCGGCAACTCTTCGAACGGTTCCAGCTTACAACCCCAAAATAGTTTTAACGTGGGTTCCGACGGATGGCCAAATTTGGCCGGAACAAATCGGAATTAGCGGTCGAATTAAATCGGAAAATGCGATCGGATTACATCGGAATCAATGGCCGGTTTGGGTCGGAATGCGCATTACTCAAGTAAAACCATATATTTATATAGAAGTTTTCTTAAAAAGTGCATAGTATGCTGTATATAAACACAGTATGCGTAAGTGCTGGGAGATTGTTAGGTGATGGATTTAGATGGGCTAGTTTTGCTTGAACGGATAGACCTCATAGCTAGAATGTCAGCCGGTGATGAGATGAAAAATAGAGATCGTGAAGTGGCGTTGGCGTGGATTGCTGAATTAGCAATGGCAGCTAAAAATATCTATTTAGACGGGGCAGGAGAGTCCGGTTTACATTCGTTGCGCTGACTTTTAGCACTGCATGCATATAGTGCATGATTTTGCATGATGAACCTGAGCCAGAAACTCCCCCTTAGCACCAGTCCCGGCGCGGTTCTCTATACCTCATGCAAGTGCATGAAAAGCGACCTGCAAAGCGCGCAGGCGTGGCGGGGATAGCATTGCGCGCAAAGGGTTCTGATACCCTTATTTATCGATCTTGGGCGGGCCGTGGTGCTGCGTTCGGTTGGGTTGGGAATCAATGCGTGTTCATGAGGTGTGAGGGCGTGACGGGCGTCTGGTGGCGTATGGCGCGAGGTGTTGGAATTGCTACTTTTCGGGCATGAAAAAGCCGCCCGGTTCGGCGGCTATGATATTCAAAAATATCAATTAACTATTTGCAAACTTGAAACGCTGCCAGCTTGTTTTCATCTGTATACAGTGCAGCGACAAAGCCATCTGTAACCAGTGAGTTGATAACGCCAAGCGCGCCAGTCATGTATTTGTCTTTAGACATACCACACATCACCTCAGAGTCATGGGCTAACGTTGCGTTACACTCTATTCGATGCGATACCAGCGCAGTAATACAATCCGGGTCAAGTGACAACGCTTGATTAAGAATATCAACAGCCAGTTGCGCTGTGATTTTGTGGTTAGTTTGAGTTTCCATAATTATTCCTTTTTTCGTTTTGTATTTTTGCGGTGGTTGAGGCGGTGGCGCGGGTCTCTTAACAATATCGCCGGGGTTATATGGCGGTGGTGTTGGCGCTTTGCATCCCATATTAATCCTCGCTTATCAGCTCATAAGGCTTGAACCGGATCACCTCTTCCCCTATCCAGTCATTCACCTCTTTCAATCGTTCTTGCAGCGGCGTTAACTCATTACGGACAAACACTTGTGAGGCTTTCGCCACGTCACCGAAACCGCCGGTATTGTTGGGAATAATCCCCATCATCTGCGGCGGCACCCGGTGAACACTAAGCAGGTCGTCGCGGGTGGCGTTCTTGATATTAAAAAAATCATCTTTGGTGGCGACTTCGCTCAACGGTAAAATCTGGATACCGTCTTTTTTGCCATTAGGTGCGTACATAAACAGGTTGCGGAAATTGCCTAACCCTTTGGTGTCGCGCATCGCTTTACGCATTGCCTCAATATCGCTGCTACTTTGCGCCGCATCCGTCATATACAAGATGTATCCCGCGTGAGCGCCATTCTGATAATACTTGCGGCGGAATAGCGTAGCCGCTTCATTGAGCCAAGCCGAATTTAAGCCACTGAGATATTCCGGCAGGCCGTAAAGCTCCTGATTGATATCCGGTTCTATCAGGTGGAAAATGCTACCAGCTTCAAACAGGTGTTCATTTTTCCAGTTCTGCACAAACCAATAGCAATCTTTTTCTAATCCACGGCGGGTGTACTTGGCCGGGCTGGGGTCGAGGCGCAGTGGCGCGCCAAGTTGATTGCGGCGAACCTCTAAAAACGCATTGCCAAACACCAGATAATCCAGTGCATAGCGGCTAAATGATTGCTGACTGAGCATCGAATGTGGAATAAAGGTACTCGCCAGAATATTGCGCTTCACATACAGCGGTGAGCTGTGATGCACCGCCGCCCGGAAGCTGCGCGCCAGTCCGTCAAAACTAATCGGCGGGTCATACCATTTTCCGTTGCCGGTGCATTCGATGTAATCCAGTATTTCCCGCTTGTCGAGCACGGCGGAAGGTTCGCCAAAGGTGAACGCCTCCACCGGCTGCTGTTGACTGGCGGTGTGATTAGTTACCGGGCGACTTAATGCCTTGCGGCCTTTGCGCTTACTCATTTCACTTCCTCTGCATTGTTTGCCGCTTGTGACCAGTCGCACAAATATAAGAGCCTAAAATCATCCGCTGTCATGTGATTTTCCAGCCAATCTTTACGCCAGTCTTTTTCCCATAACGTGCAGCCTTGCTGAATGGCATCATCCGCCGTAACCGATTGGCGAAATACACCATCAGCACAAAAAACGCCGTTATCGGTGTGTATCACCGGTGCGACTTTTCGTGGGCGGCGCAGTGAGCCATTCCAAATCTTGAACGTGGTATGTGAGCGGGAGGGCGTGGTGTAGAGTGTTAAGCGATGATTTTTGTGCATTGCCATCCCCTTAGCCATGTGCAGTACTGAACGTGGGTTTTTAGCCCATGCATATTCACCCAGGTACACATTCCCGGCGTGAGCAGCGGCGTGACTGTTTTCACCGTGAAAGGCGATAAGCGCGCCATTATCTAACAGCATGTTACTCGGCGAGGATGGGTTCACGTTCACCCCAACGACCCGGCAAAACTCGGCAATATAGGCGCGAGTATTCAGGGCGCTTGGTCTGGTGCAGGTTACAAAATGCTGATTGCGGCCGCTGGTGATGGCATCCAGCAACGCTTCAAAAGCAAAAAGCCAGTCGGCCCCAATCTGACGCGACTTGGTGATATTTCGGGCTACGCCGGTCTGCCCCACCCGATACCACGTCTTTTGATAGTCAAAGGCCGAGTTTTCGAAATGTTCGCGCAGGCCGTCAACTTGACCAGCAGTAAAAATCATTGATTTCATCCGTAAAACTCCAAGAAATTAGGGCTGTGACCGCCATATGTCGCGGTAAGGGGTTCATTTAACAGGGCGTGCATAATCGCCCACGCCACATCGGCGTGGCTGGCTTCTTCGCTGCGGCTGGCAACATAAGTCGAACTCTTGCCGCTGGCGGTCATGGTTTTGCGAATGGCCATAAATGACTGGGTGATATCGGTGTGGCCAGTGTCATATTCCAGACGGCCGTTATTAATGGTGTGTTTGGCTTTCAGCACCATGGCGGTTTTGATTTCAGGGGTGTATTTGATTTCCCTTGCCGCCGGAAAGAACTGGCGCACCAACTGGAAAACGCCTTGGCCGACGGTAGTCGCATCAATACCGATATATTCCACACAATACTTATGCGTCAGCTCTTCGATATGTTTGGCCTGCGCTTCAAAATCCATCCCTTTCCACTGGTGGCGCTCCAATACTCGGAACTTGCCGCCCGGCACCATCGGCGGGGCAATCACCGCACACCCGGCACTGTCGCCGCCGTTGGCCTCGGACGGGTCGTAACCAATCCATACCGGGCGATGTCCAAACGGGCGCAACGAATAGGGGTTGTAGTCTTCCCACTCTTCCAGACTGTCGACCATGCAAGCCTGCAACTCTGCGAACGGGAACACTGACGCCTGGTCATCGACAAACTCGCACATCAACAGGTTTTGATATTCTGACGGGCCGTATTCCAGTGAGAGCTGGTTGAGGTCAAACAGGTTACAGCCGCCCGCCAGTGCATCTTCAACCGTGACAATCTGCCGCCACTGACCATCAGCACACAGCGCACCACGGGCTAAATGGCTGTGGCTTAAATCCAGTTGAATATGGTCGGATTTATTGCGGCGGCCTTTATTGAACAACTCACCAGACCAGAACGGATAGGCGCTGTGCGCCAGACTCGACGGCGTGGAGAAATAGGTGGTACGCCATTTTTTGTGTAATGACATGCCGCTGGCGACTTTGCGCAGCTCCTGAAACTTGGGTATCCAGAAATATTCGTCAAGATAGAGATTGCCGGTGTAGCTCTGTGCGGTGCGCACGTTAGTGCCGAGGAAGAACAGGCGCGCGCCATTCGGCAGCACCATCGGGTCGCCTTTCAGGTCAACGTCAACCATGCGGGCAAAGTCGATAATGTAGCTTTTGAACACATGTGCCTGTGCCTTACTGGCGGACAGGAATATCTGGTTACGTCCCGTGGTGATGGCATCCAGCAGCGCTTCGCGGGCAAAGAAGAAGGTGGCACCAATCTGGCGCGATTTCAGGATGTTGCGGATGCGGTGAGTGAGTCCGGCCTCAAACCAGTTGCGCTGATAATCAAAGATATTTTCGTGAAAAATAGACTCCAGCTTTTCAATAGCGGATTCACCGAACAGGTTTTTATCCGGGGTCTTGCGCTCCCCTTTGTTGCGGTTCGCTACGTTCGGATTTAAATCAGCTTCGCTGCCGGTCTGGCTGTAGCGGTTCACCCGCGCCAGCCGTTCAATCTGGCGGCCTAACAGGTCAATCTCTTTAAAGTCCCGCCCCTCTTTGGCGTCTTTCATGATGAGCTGAATCAACCGCGCTTCCATGCTGGTTTCCACGCGGGAAATGGGCGCAATCGCATCCCACCCATCGCGCTTCTTCCAGCTCTGCACAGTCGGCGATTTCAGGGCTAGCTGGTCTGCGATTTGGCGCACAGAGAAGCCCTGCCAGTAAAGCAAGGCCGCCTGTCGCCGTGGGTCGCTGATGATGGTGCTCGGTGTCGTATTCATGCCATTAGGCTACGCGACCAGCCCGACCCTCTGCGCGTCCTCGCTGTTGTGCCAGCCCCGTCACAACTGGCTTTCGTTGTTGCCATCGCCATCCATCAGGAAACTAAGCCCCGAACCGAACAACCATAATCACATTGAATGGAGCCACTTATGGCTAAGAAAGTTTCTAAGTATTTTCGTATCGGCGTTGAGGGGGATACCTGCGACGGGCGAGTGATTGACGCCGACGATATCAACCAGATGGCCGAATCCTTTGATCCGCGCGTCTACGGTTGCCGCATCAATCTGGAACATCTGAAAAGCTACTCCCCGGACAGCACTTTCCGCCGCTATGGCGATGTATCAGCCCTTAAAGCGGAAACCATTGAAGACGACTCCATCCTGAACGGTAAGCGTGCGTTGTTCGCCCAAATCAGCCCAACCGATGATTTGGTGCAGATGAACAAAGCCTTACAGAAAATCTATACCTCCATGGAAATTCGCCCGAACTTTGCCAATACCGGTAAAGCCTATCTGGTCGGGCTGGCGGTGACCGATGATCCGGCCAGCCTCGGCACTGAAATGCTGGAATTCAGCGCCAAAGCCAAACACAACCCATTAGCCGCCCGTAAATCTAACCCGGAAAACTTGTTCTCGGCAGCGGTTGAAGTGCAACTGGAATTTGAGGACGTGGCCGAGCCGGGCGTCACCTTACTCAACATGGTGAAGTCAGTGTTCAGTCGCAAACAAGCCACCGACGACGCCCGTTTTAATGACGTGCATGAGGCGGTGAATGCCGTGGCAGTGCATGTGCAGGAACAGGGGGAAACCATTGAAGCCCGCTTTACAACCATTGAGAAGCAATTTGCAGACCAAGTGGTTGAGTTGAAACAGAGCATCGAAAAGGGAAAACAAGGGGTTACGGCCATCGAAACCAAGCTTTCTATCACTGAAAACTTTAGCCAGACCAAGCGCCCGGAATCCACCGGCGGCAACAATCAAAAGGATGTATTGACCGACTGCTAGTTGGGGTCACTGGCCGCCGGTTGTGCGGCCCGCTTGCTATTTCATTAACACCTTATTTAACTGAATCAGGATTATTATGCGCCCAGCAACCCGTTATAAATTTAATGCCTATCTGACCCGTCAAGCCGAGCTGAACGGAGTAGAAACTGGCGACCTGAATAAAAAATTCAGCGTTGAACCCTCCGTTACGCAAACCATCATGACCCGCGTCCAAGAGTCCTCAGAATTTCTGAGCAGCATCAATATCGTGCCAGTCGCCGAGCTGACCGCCGAAAAGGTCGGCCTTGGCGTCAATGGTTCGGTTGCCAGCACCACCGATACTGACGGCGGCGATGAGCGCGAAACCGCCGAGTTTGCCTCGCTGGACAGCGAGAAGTATTTCTGTGAACAGGTGAACTACGATTTCCACATTCGCTATAACACCCTCGACCTGTGGGCGCGTTATCAGGACTTCCAGACCCGTTTACGCGACGCCATTATCAAGCGTCAGGCACTTGACCGCATCATGGCAGGCTTCAATGGCACCCACCGCGCCAAGACATCCAACCGTGCACAAAATCCATTGTTGCAGGATATCGCGGTGGGCTGGTTACAGAAGTATCGCACCAATGCACCGGCGCGTGTGATGGATTCGTTTACGGCTAAGGACGGTACTGTCACCGATAAAATCACCGTGGGTGACGAGGGTAACTACGTCAATCTGGATGCACTGGTGATGGATGCTGCCAGCTCAATGATTGCCGAGTGGTATCAAGAAGACCCTGAGTTGGTGGTCATTACGGGTCGCCAGTTGATGCAGGATAAATACTTCCCGCTGGTCAACAAAGTGCAAGAGAACAGCGAAACCCTCGCCGCTGACCTAATTATCAGCCAGAAGCGTATCGGCAATTTGCCCGCTGTCCGTGCGCCCTATTTTCCGCCCAACGCATTCATGATCACCCGCCTTGATAACCTGTCTATCTACTGGCTGGAAGATTCGCACCGCCGCCATATTGATGAGAACGCTAAGCGTGACCGCATCGAAAACTACGAATCCATTAAGCAGGATTATGTAGTGGAAGATTACGCCTGCGGCTGTCTGGTGGAAAATATCGAGATTTTACCGGCGAAAAAAGACATCGCCTCGGCACCGGCTGCGGCCGCATTGATGGTATCGGAAGCCCCGAACTATGACGGTCTTGCCGCCGCGATCATGGCTGCGGTGAACGTTGCGGCTAACCCGAATGAAGTCAAACCGGAAGCGACTGCCGCGACGGAAAGCACTCCCGAAACACCGGCAACCAAAGGGAGCAAATAAGCCATGACCAGTCCTGCGCGCCGCCACTTTCTGAGACAGTCGGCTATTGCTGCCTCACAGCTGCGGGATAACCCGCTGCGCCACGCCACCGGCTACGAGCTGATGTTGCTCAAGCTCAATGAAGATAAACGCAAACTGAAACAGGTGCGTTCACAAGAGCGTAAAGCCGAGCTGAAGCGGCAGTTATTGCCGGACTACCTGCCGTGGGTATCGGGTGTATTGAGTGAGGGGAAAGGCGCGCAGGACGCCATTGTAATGACGGTGATGATTTGGCGGCTGGATGCCGGGGATATTCCCGGCGCACTGGATATCGCCCGTTATGCCCTGCGTTATCAGTTAGTGCCAACTGACCGTTTTACCCGCTCGACCGCTTACCTGATTGCCGAGGAAGTCGCGGACGCTGCGGCGCGCGCCTATGCCACCGGTAAGCCGATTGATATTGAGCCTCTGCTGCAAACCATTGAGCTGATGGCAGATGAAGACATGCCCGACCAAGTGCGCGCCAAACTGCACAAAATCACCGGCTATGTGCTGCGTGACAGTGGCCGGGGCGAGTTGGCCCTGTCCCATCTTCACCGCGCACTCCAGCTTCATACCGGTTGTGGCGTCAAAAAAGACATTGAGCGACTGGCCGTGAAGTTAAAGAACGCCGCCAGCCGCTAACCCGAACGCTCCCCGAGCCGGGCGGCACGATGGCCGCAACAGGGTTTACCTTGTTAACGCCGTCGTCCACCGCCCACCCATTCTGATATTGAGGTTGGCATGACCACTACCACTGTTGTTATCCCCGCGCCACGGCCTGACAAAACGGCCGAGCCGGTGATTGAAAATACCTTTTTCTGGCCTGCGGTTGACCCGATAAAGCTGCGCGAGCTGTTGCGCCTTGAGGGAACCGTCACCGCCGAGCGCCTGCGCTTTACCATCAAAAGCGCTATTGCCGAGGTTAACGCCGAGCTGTTCGAGTACCGCCGTGACCAGATGGCGGCAGGCTTTAAAACACTGGCCGAGGTACAGGCCGAGCAACTGGACGGCGAGAGCATCCAGTTGGCCGAGTACCAGCGCGCGGTCTGTGCCATTACGGCCGCACTGTTGGCCGAGCGTTATCGCGGCTATGACGCCAGCGCGCGTGGTGATAAACGCGCGGATGCCATTGAAAGTACGGTTGATGAGTTGTGGCGTGATGCGCGGATTAGTATTCGCAACATTGCCGGTAAGCCTCACAACATTATTGGCCTTATCTGATGCAGGTCAACGCGTTGCAAGGCGACACGCTCGACGCATTGTGCTGGCGCTATTACGGGCGCACACAAGATGTGCTGGAGCAAGTCTATGACGCGAATCCGGGGCTGTCGGAACTGGGGGCCATTCTGCCCCATGGCTATCCGGTGCAGTTGCCCGATATGGCCCCGGCGGCCCAACGTGAAACCGTTCAATTATGGGATTGAAAATGGAGAAATTCAGCTCTGCGGTAGCCTATGTTTTTGCGCTGCTGTTGGCGTTTATTGGCGCACTGAGTCCGCAAGATATCGCGTTTTATGTGGCAGCGGTGGCCGCTGCTGCCACCTGTCTTATCAACTGGTACTACCGGCGCAAGAGCTATTTCTTGCTGAAAGAAGTGGTTATCAGGCGGGAGGTGTTCGATGAACTCAATCGTTAAGCGCTGTCTGGTCGGGGTCATTCTGGCGCTGGCCGCCACCTTGCCAAATTACCAGACGCTCAAGACATCGCCCGCCGGGCTAAAACTGATCGCCGATTATGAGGGCTGCCAGCTCAACGCCTACCAGTGTAGCGCCAATGTCTGGACAAATGGCATCGGTCACACCGCCGGAGTGAAGCCGGGCAGCGTGATCAGTGAGCGACAGGTGGCGGTCAATCTGGTGGCTGACGTGCAGCGGGTTGAGCGGGCAATAGCGGTGTGTATGCCGGTTGCCATGCCGCAACACGTCTATGACGCCGTGGTGTCTTTCGCCTTTAACGTGGGTACGGGGGCGGCCTGTCGCTCGACGCTGGCCTTTTTTGTCAATAAGGGGGACTGGCGCAGCGCCTGCAATCAGTTGCCGCGCTGGGTCTATGTTAACGGTGTGAAAACCAAAGGGTTAGAGCGTCGCCGCACCACCGAACAAACACACTGCCTGAGCGGGGTCTGATATGCGCATAGTCATGATGGTGATAGTCGCGTTACTGGTTGCGCTGGGATGGTATGCCAACCGCCTGAGCCACGATATCGACAGTGCCAACCGGATTATTGGCACCTTATCAGCCGGGATTGAGAGCCGGGACAACGCGATCACCCGCTTGCAAGATGAGGCCCGGCAACAGGCAGACAATGAGCGGGCATTACGGCAATCACTGAGCCACGCCAGCACCTTGTCATTATCTCGTGAACAGAGAATTCAAAGGTTACTCAATGAAAATAAAGCCTTGCGTGATTGGTTTGCTGCTGCTTTGCCTGCTGACGTTATCCGGCTGCACCAGCGTCCCGCGTTCGCCAGCCCCAACGATTATTTACGTTGGCTGTCCGACAGTGAACAGTTGCCCGCTGCCGGGCAGTAGTCCGGCGGTTAATGGTGATTTAAGTGCCGATATCCGCCAGTTAGAAACCGCACTGGTGGCCTGCGGGCTGCAAGTGGAAGCCGTGAAACAGTGTCAGGAACAGCATCATGTTAAAACCCAAACTGCTACGCCAAGCCTTAACCGACAGTCTGCAACTGTTCCAGACTAACCCGGAACGGCTGAAAATGTTTGTTGATGGCGGGCGCATTGTCTCAACGTTAGCCCCGTCGCTCTCTTTTGAAAATCAATATACGCTGACGCTGTTTATTGAGGATTTTCCCAGTGATGTTGATTACCTCTTTGTGCCGATTCTGGCATGGCTGCGCGAGCATCAACCGGACATCATGGCAACAGAAGAGAAGCGCCGCACCGGCTTTATTCATAAGGTCGATGTGATTAGCGATGTGCTGAGTGATATCCGTATCGACCTGCAACTGACTGAGCGGGCCATTGTGAAAGAGGTTGACGGTGCATTGCATGTTAACCACGCGCTGGAACCGGCGTGGCCGGGTACGCCAACACGACCAACAGCCATCTACTTTAACGGCGAAGTGATCCCATGAATGAGCTGAAGCCCTTTGATGATGCATTGGCCGGGCTGATTGCCAGTCTCACGCCCAAGGCGCGCAAAGCGCTGGCGGTGACGGTTGCAAAGCGCCTGCGGGCCAGTCAGCAACAACGCATCAAACGCCAGCAAGCGCCCGACGGCACCCCGTATGCCGCGCGTAAATCTCAACCGCTGCGTAAACCCAAGGGTCGGATTAAGCGGGAAATGTTCGCCAAGTTGCGCACCGCGCGCTATATGAAAGCCAACAGTAGCTCTGATGAGGCGGTGGTTGAGTTTGCCGGGCGCGTGGAACGAATGGCGGCAGTGCATCATTTTGGCCTGCGTGACCGCCCAAACGTATACAGCAAAGATGTGCAGTATGATGAAAGGCCGTTGTTGGGGTTTGATAAGAAACTAATTGATAGTATAGAAAAAATTATTACATCCTCTTTTACAAAGTAATATTGTGACTTTTATTGTTCGCTACCAGCGAATTTAGTTGACCATTTGCGAACTTTGCTCTATTCTAAATTTAACGTTACTGAAGAGAGAATCCGCCGGTTAGACCTGAGTAGTGATATTTACTACTTGTGGAGGATTTAGATCCTCTGTTTTTTTGCGCTGCCCTTGTGCTGTCCACGGTGCTGCTACGAAGCTTCCCATGGCATGTTGTAGTGTATAGGCGTACTGCGTACTGATCGTGTTGGCGACATCACGATCAGATTGAATAGGGTTCACTGCCAAAAACTCTCATTTCCTGATTATGGCGACCTAACAGCAATTCTGCTGTTAGTTATCAGGAATAAAATTTATGAAAAATAGTAACGCGTTTTGGCAGGCACTTAAGAAGAATGACACTAAAAAGAAGAAGCGGAAGCAAAAGCAGAAGCTTTGGAATATTGTAAAAGTACTGGTGAGAGCCGGTCTGTGTGTTTACAAACTCCTTAACTTCTTCTTTGGTGATAATGATGCTTAAGTGTGCCCTACCTTCAGTAAAGAGGTGATTTATGATTAACCGAGCATTAAAAACCATCAGGCTATTCCATAACATAAAACAATCTGAACTTGCGGATAAGCTATGTATTTCAAAATCATACTTATCAGAGCTTGAATCAGGAAAAAAAACAGTCTCATTTGATATATTAGAAAAATATTCTAATAATTTTGACATTCCAGTTTCATCACTGGTTTTTTTTGCTGAACGAATTAATGAACCGGGTAAAGATACAATTCCTGAAAAATTCAAAACTGTTTTTGCAGATAAAATACTTAAGATAATGGAATGGAGCATAGCGAGAGATGGCGAAAAAGAAAGGGAGAATTAATACTAAAGGCAAGTCTTATAGTATTAATGATAGCGCTTTATTCAATATTCAGAGTAAAAACAAGCTTGCGGAAGTATTACTGACAAACTTAGATAACATAAAAAGCTTATTATCTAATGACAATTATATTGTTTTTGATAATACTAATGAAGATGGTAAAAAGCGGACTATTCAAACCCCATCAGATAAACTTAATGTTGTGCATACAAGAATAGCGAGTTTACTATGCCGTATAACTCAACCAGAATATGTCCATTCAGGAATAAAAAATAAATCTAATGTATCCAATGCCAGAAAACATGTAGGTACACACCCTGTATTAACGTCTGATATACGCTCATTTTTTCCTTCGACATCTAAGCGCCAAGTCTTCAATTTTTTTAATAGGAAATTGAAGTGCGCTGCTGATGTATCAGACCTCATGGCGGAATTGTGTACGTATGCGAACCATATACCTACAGGCAGTCGAATAAGTATGCCTTTAGCATTCTGGGCAAACTATGACATGTTTAATGAAATGAACATAATTTCAAATAAATTAAATATAACAATGACTGTTTATGTTGATGATATTACTTTTTCTGGCAATGCTGTTAATAGACTGTTTCTTCATAAATGCAAGAGAATAGTGGAAAAGAATGGCCATGTTTTACATCCAAAGAAAACAGCCCTCTACTCTGCTAAAGAGCCTAAGACCATTACAGGTGTTATTGTTCATGAAAATGAAATTAAAGTAAGAAATTTACATTACAAGAAAATTTATTTTGATTTAGATGCGTGGAAGAAAACTGACGACGCCATAGAAAAAGAAAACTTAAAAAACAAGGTTCTTGGTCGAATGCATTCTCTTTCTACTATTAATGAAAAATTCAAAGATAAAGCACGAAGCTTTCGGTCCATTGATTAGCTGCAAAACTTTTCATAACAAAAGTCTTGTTGATGTTGTGTAGTACCTGATACAACCCCTCATTATTGAAGCAAGTAACTATTAGTTACATGCTTCCCTCATGAATACTCAAACCCAAATCACTGAAATTCTGCGCCTGCTGCGCAACCTTATCCGTATTGGTACGGTGGCTGAGGTCGATCTCGACCAAGCCCTGTGCCGTGTGGCGACAGGGGACAATACCACCGGCTGGTTAAACTGGCTGACGCTTCGCGCCGGTCAATCACGTTCATGGTGGGCACCGTCTGAGGGCGAACAGGTATTGATATTGTCCCTCGGTGGCGAACTCGACACCGGCTTTGTGTTGCCGGGCATTTTCTCTGATGACTTTCCGCCACCGTCGGCCTCGGCCAATGGCTTGTATATCGCTTTTCCTGACGGTGCCACGTTGCACTATGAGCCGGAAAGCGGCGAGTTGCTGGCAGATGGAATCAAAACAGCGGTTATCAATGCCAGTGAATCGGTGAATGTTACCGCCCCCAATATCACCTGTACCGCCTCGGTGAAAATCCTTTTAGACACGCCCGAAGTTGAATGCACTAACAACCTGACCACCGCCACCTTGAATGTGATCCAAGGCGGCAAGATGAGTGGTGATATTGAGCACTCAGGCGGCCAGTTCTCATCCAATGGCGTGGTAGTCGATAAGCATGACCATGGCGGTGTGTTGCGCGGCGGGGATTATACGGAGGGGATTAAATGACTACTGCCACCTATCTCGGCATGAGCCGCAATACCGGGCGGGCCATTACCGACGCTGACCATATCAGCCAGTCCATCGCCGATATTCTGATTACGCCGGTGGGTTCGCGGGTGATGCGCCGCGCTTATGGTTCGCTGTTATCGGAGTTGATTGACCAGCCGCAAAATCCGGCCCTGCGCCTGCAAATTATGGCCGCCAGTTACAGTGCCATTTTACGCTGGGAGCCGAGGGTCAAGCTGACTGGCATCACCTTTGACACCACTTTTGACGGAAAAATGGTGGTTGATATCACCGGCACCCGCAGCGATAGCGCGGCCCCACTCTCTTTAACCATCCCTGTGAGCTGAATCTATGGCAACCATTGACCTGAGTCTGTTACCGCCGCCGTTTGTGGTGGAAGAACTGGACTATGAAACCCTGTTGGCCGAGCGCAAAGCCACGCTGATATCTCTTTACCCGGAAGAACAGCGCGCCGCCGTGGCCCGCACGTTGTCGCTGGGATCCGAGCCGCTAGTCAAGCTGTTGCAAGAAAATGCCTATCGCGAGGTGATATTGCGCCAGCGCGTCAATGATGCGGCCCGCGCGGTGATGGTGGCCTATGCCGTCGGCAGTGATTTAGACCAGCTCGGCGCAAATAACAACGTTGCGCGGCTGGTGATCACCCCGGCAAACCCCACGGCGATCCCACCGATTGAAGCAGTGATGGAGTCTGATAGTGATTTCCGGGTGCGTATCCCGCAAGCCTTTGAGGGCTTGAGTGTCGCCGGGCCAACGGGTGCTTATGAATATCATGCCAAAAGTGCCGACGGCCGTGTAGCCGATGCCTCGGCAATCAGTCCGACACCCGCCTGTGTCACGGTCACGGTGTTATCGCGTGAGGGCAACGGCGCAGCCTCAGCCGAACTGCTGGCTGTGGTTGAGGCCGCGCTAAATGATGAGAACACGCGGCCAGTGGCTGACCGGGTGACGGTGCAATCCGCCCGCATTGAAGATTATGAGATTGACGCGGTGCTCTACCTGCATCCGGGGCCGGAGGCTGAACCGGTACGCATTGCGGCCGAGAAGAAACTGACCGCCTTTGTCACCACACAACGCCGCCTCGGTCGCGACATTCGCCTGTCAGCACTGTATGCCGCGCTGCATGTTGAGGGGGTACAACGGGTGGTGATTAATGCCCCCCTGGCTGATGTGGTGTTGGATAAAACCCAGGCCGCATGGTGCACCGGCAGCAACATCACTGTCGGGGGTACGGATGACTGACCGTTTATTGCCTGTCGGTTCGTCGGTGCTGGAAGTGGCCGCTGCGCGCGCCTGTGCCGAACTGGAAAACACCCCGGTTCCGATTCGCCAGCTGTGGAACGCCGATACCTGCCCGCTGGAATTATTACCTTATTTGGCGTGGGCGTGGTCAGTGGATCGCTGGGATGAGAAGTGGCCGGAAGCCACTAAGCGCGCGGTGGTGAAGTCCTCGCAGTACGTGCACAAACACAAGGGTACCATTGGCGCAATCCGCCGGGTGGTTGAGCCGCTGGGCTATCTCATCAAAGTGATCGAGTGGTGGAAGACCAACGAAACCCCCGGCACCTTTCGCCTCGATGTGGGTGTGCTGGAAACCGGCATTACCGAAGAAATGTATCAAGAGCTTGAGCGGCTGATAGACGACGCCAAGCCATGCAGCCGCCACTTAGTCGGCCTGTCTATCAATCTCGACAGTAGCGGCCCGCTGTTTGTGGCCGCTGCCAGTTACAGTGGTGATGAGCTGACCATTTACCCCTATTTACCTGAAACCATAACCGTGACCGGCGAGGATTACGCCAGCGCCGCCGTCCATATTATTGATGACCTGAGAGTGAACCCATGACCGCAAAATTCTTTGCTTTACTGACCAACATCGGCGCGGCCAAGCTGGCGAACGCCACCGCCCTCGGCACCCGCTTAGAGATAACCCACATGGCGGTCGGGGATGGCAGCGGAACCCTGCCAACACCCAATCCAGCACAAACCCAACTGGTGAACGAACAGCGCCGCGCCGCCCTCAATACCTTGTCCATTGACCCTATTAACACCAGTCAGATTATTGCAGAGCAGGTTATCCCGGAGGCCGAGGGCGGGTGGTGGATTAGGGAGATTGGCTTGCTGGATAAAGACGGTGATTTGGTTGCCATTGCCAACTGTGCCGAAACCTATAAACCGCAACTGCAAGAGGGCAGCGGCCGCACCCAAACCATTCGGGTAATTTTAATTGTCAGCAGCACTGCCGCTGTCACGCTAAAAATCGACCCGTCGGTGGTGCTGGCAACGCGTAAGTACGTTGATGATAAAGTGATTGAGGTTAAAGCCTATGCAGATGACCTGATGGTTAAACATCTGGCCGCGACTAATCCCCATTCGCAATACGCACCGCTTGCCAGCCCCGCACTGACGGGTAAACCAACCGCCCCTACACCGGCTGCGGGAAATAATACCCAACAGTTGGCGAACACCGCTTTTATTCAGGCCGCTATTAACGCTTTGGGCTTGGGCAGTGCGGCTAAATTAAATTCTGGTGTCACCGGGGGTGTTGCACTCTTTAACGATACGCTCCGCGTAGTTAATGACTTAATCGAAATTAAAAACAAAGGGGAAACCGCCAAAAACAACGCAAGAATTAATCTCGGTTGTGGAACAGCGGCGGTAAAAGATGTCGGAACCGGCGCAGGACAAATACCCGATATGAGCGCGTTCACCTCTGGCAATGGCTGGGTGAAATATCCTGATGGCACCATTATTCAGCGCGGGCGGGCGAACAGCTCTGATGCAGGTTATGCACTGATAAATTTCCCTATTCCATTTATAACCGGATTTACATTGGCTTTATTGCCAGTGAGTTCTGCAAACCCACCGGCTACGCGTTATTCAGCCAATATGGGGCCGTTGGGTGACGGTAGGACAAACTTTTCATTTGCCGTGTGGGTCTTAAACTCAAACACAATTAGCACTGTGGGTACCGATTGGATCGCGATAGGAAAATAAAATGAAATATTTATTCAGTGATATTAAAAATCTATTTTTCCCTTACTCAAGCATGGAAGATTATAAACAAGCAGGAATGTGGCCCGAGTCTGGTGTAGATGTTGATGAGGATATATTTGCACTTTACACAGGGGAGCCGCCAACGGGTAAGGTGCGTGGTTCTGTTGATGGAATGCCAGCTTGGGTAGATGTTTCCCCACAACAACCACTAACCGCCGATGAACTTGCCGCAAAAGCTCGCGCCCATCGTGATGATTTTATTATGGCGACTGACCCCATGATGGTCAGTGATTACTCGATTGACGATATACCACTGACGGCCGCGCAACGCACTGAATTAACTACCGCGCGTGCACTTTATCGCGCATGGCCGACAATGGAAAACTGGCCGCTGATTGAGCTACCGGAGCTGCCGCAGTGGTTGTTAGTTGAGGCGGTGAATCAGGGCTACCGGGTGCCAGTTTGGCCGCCGCTGCCTGCTTAATATTTTATCTTGGCCCCCGATTGCGGGGCTTTTTGTTGTGCCATTTTCCACACATCCCCTATCAATCGCCCCCCACACAGTAACCCGTCACCATACTCTCACCCTTAACCAACGGAGAGTTACCCCATGGGTGATTACCATCACGGCGTCCGCATTCTCGAAATCAACGAGGGGACGCGCGTCATTTCCACTATTTCCACCGCCATTGTCGGCATGGTCTGCACCGCCGAGGATGCCGACGCGGCAACATTCCCCCTCAATACCCCGGTACTGATTACCAACGTACTGGCCGCCGCCGGTAAAGCCGGTAAAAAAGGCACACTGGCCGCGTCGTTACTGGCGATTGCTGAACAGGCCCGTCCGGTGACGATTGTTGTTCGCGTCGCTACCGGCAAAGATGAGGCTGAAACCACCTCTAATATTATCGGCGGCGCTGACGAGAACGGCCGTTACACCGGTATGAAAGCGTTGTTAGATGCGCAATCTGTCACCGGCGTTCGCCCGCGCATTCTCGGTGTGCCGGGGCTGGATAATCTGGCGGTATCGACGGCACTGGCGGATATTTGCCAGAAGCTGCGCGCCTTTGGTTATATCAGCGCCTACGGTTGCAAGACTATTTCAGAAGCCATTTTGTACCGCGACAATTTCAGCCAGCGTGAGCTGATGTTGATTTGGCCGGATTTTCTGAGCTGGAACACCACCGCCAACAGCACTGATATTGCTTATGCCACTGCCCGCGCACTGGGTCTGCGTGCCAAGATTGACCAAGAGACGGGATGGCATAAAACCCTGTCTAACGTCGGGGTGAATGGCGTGACCGGTATCTCTGCCAGCGTCTACTGGGATTTACAGACCGTCGGCACTGACGCCGACCTGCTCAATAAAGCCTGTGTAACCACCCTTGTACGCAAAGATGGCTTCAAGTTTTGGGGTTCGCGCACCTGTTCTGATGACCCGCTATTTGCCTTTGAGAACTACACCCGCACCGCGCAGATTCTGGCTGACACTATGGCCGAGGCGCAGTTGTGGGCCATTGACCGCCCGATGCACCCGACGCTGGTCAAAGACATGATTGGCAGCATCAATGCCAAATTCCGCGAAATGAAATCCGCCGGGCTGATTATTGACGGCGCTTGCTGGTATGACGACAGCGCCAACGATAAAGACACCCTGAAAGCGGGCAAGCTGTTTATCGATTACGACTACACCCCAGTGCCGCCACTGGAAGACCTCACCCTGCGCCAGCGTATCACCGATAAATATCTGGTGAACTTTGCCGCTGCCGTCAACAGCTAAGGAAACCTGACTTATGGCACTGCCACGTAAGCTGAAATTGATGAACCTGTTTAACGATGGCCGGGATTACATGGGGATCGTCTCGTCCATTACCCTGCCAAAACTCACCCGCAAGCTGGAGAACTACCGGGGCGGCGGGATGAATGGCGTTGCGCCAATTGATTTGGGTCTGGATGACGATGCGCTATCCATGGAGTGGTCGATGGGCGGCATTGACGAACTGGTGTTGCAGCAATGGGGAACGCCCAAAGTTGACGCGGTTCCGCTGCGTTTTGCCGGAGCTTATCAGCGTGATGACACTGGCGAGGTCACCGCGGTAGAGGTCGAAATCCGTGGCCGTCATAAAGAGATTGATGGCGGCGAATCCAAACAAGGGGAAGACACCGAAACCAAGGTATCCACCCAGTGCACTTATTACAAGCTGACCATTGACGGCAAGGTGGTGATGGAAATTGACGTGGTTAACCTGATTGAAATTGTTAACGGCGTAGACCTGCTGGAAGCCCAACGCAAGGCCATTGGCCGCTAACCCCTGACGGCCAGTGTTAGCTCGCTGGCCCTCCCTGACTGAATTGGAAAAAACCATGAAAAAACTCACTGTTAAAACTGAAACCATCGCCGAGGTTAACGAGAATGTGGTGGTACTGGAAACCCCGCTAAAGCGTGGCGATACCCTGATTACTGAAATCGAAGTTTACCGCCCCAATGCCGGGGCGCTGCGCGGGGTACGGCTTTCAGATGTCGCTCATTCTGATGTGGATGCGCTGATTGTGGTGTTACCCCGTATCACCACCCCCACACTGACCGCCGCTGAATGTGGCCGCTTAGAACTGCCGGATTTAGTGGCACTGGCCGGCAAGGTGATTGGTTTTTTGTCGCCGAAACCGGCGGCGTAACGCTCGACCCGAAACTGGAAGTGGATGACCTGATGGCGGATATTGCCGCCATTTTTCACTGGCCGCCGTCAGAGCTTTGGGCCTTGAGTCTCACCGAGCTGGTGCGCTGGCGTCATAAAGCCCTGCTAAGAAGTGGAGCCGTAAACCATGAGTAAGAGCTTACAGTTACAGGTATTGCTCAAAGCCGTAGACCAAGCCACCCGCCCGTTTAAAGCCATTCAAACCGCCAGTAAATCCCTCACCGGGGATATTCGCAACACACAAAGCAGCATCAAATCCCTTGATGCGCAGGCGGCGAAGATTGACGGTTTCCGCAAGGCCAGCGCCCAACTGGCGGTCACCGGGCAGGCATTAAAAAAAGCCAAAGAAGACGCGGCGGCGCTGGCTATTGCCTTTAAAAACACCGAGAAACCCACCGCCCAACAAGCCCGGCTGATGGAGGGAGCCAAGCGTGCGGCGGCTGAACTGCAAACCAAATATAGCGGGCTGCGCCAGTCAGTGCAGCGCCAGCGCGACGCCCTCAATGCTGACGGTATCGCGACCAAAAACCTGAGCAGTGAACAACGCCGGTTACGCAGCAGTGCCGCCGAGGCGACGGTTGCCCTGAGCCGCCAGCGCCAAGAGCTGCAACGCCTGAGCTTGAAACAGGAACAACTCAACCGTATCAGCAATCGTTACCAGAAAGGCAAAGCAGCCACCAGTGCCGTACGTAATACCAGCGCGGCGAGTCTTGGCGTAGCAACCGCTGGGCTGTACGGCGCGGCGAAACTGATTGCGCCGGGTATGGAGTTTGACAGCCAGATGTCCGGCACACAGGCGATTTTAGGGCTGGATAAGAACGACACCAAACTGGCGGCCATACGCCAACAGGCGCGGGATATCGGCGGATCAACCGCCTTTTCCCCGACCGATGTGGCACGAACCCAAGACACACTGGCCCGTTCCGGCTATGACGCTAACGCCATTCTCGCCGCCACTGAACCGACGGTTAACCTGTCGCTGGCGTCCGGGGTGGATATTGCCGAGGCGGCGGATATTGTCACTAACATGCAGTCGGCGTTTAACCTGCCGCTAGACCAGATTAAACGTGTGTCGGACGTGATGGCGAAAGGCTTTACCAGCTCAAACACCAACTTGCTAGAGCTGGGCGAGGCGATGAAATACGTCGCTCCGATTGCCGAGGCCGCCGGGGCCAGCATCGAAGACACCACCGCGTTACTCGGTGTGCTGGCCGATAATGGCATTAAAGGCAGTATGGCAGGCACTAGTACCAGCGCGGTGTTTAGCCGGTTGCAGGCCCCTATCGGCAAAGCGCCGGAAGCCTTGCGCGAACTGGGAATAATCACCCGCGACGGCAAAGGCAATATGTTGCCGGTGGAGAAAATTCTCAAAGACATCAACAACTCATTTAAAAAGAACAAGTTAGGCACCGCGCAGCAAGCCGAATACCTGAAAGTGATCTTCGGTGAGGAAGCCATGAAAGGCGCGGTGAAACTGGTGGCTGCTGCCGGTAACGGCAAGTTGGCGGAGAAACAAAACAAGCTGAAAAATGCCGATGGCACCGCGCAATCTATTGCCACGGTCAGAATGGACAACCTCGACGGCGACCTGAAAAACCTGAGTTCGGCATGGGAAGACTTAGAAATTGAAGTCTTTGAAAAGCAAGATTCCGCCCTGCGTAAGCTGACCGTCACCACTACCGACTGGCTAGTTAAGGTGGCGGCATGGGCTAAGAAAAATCCCGAGTTGGTCGCCACGCTGACCAAGGTCACTGGCGCAGCGTTGGCGCTGGTCGCTGGGCTGGGTGCGCTGGGACTGATTGCATGGCCGGTCATGGCTGGGTTTAACCTGTTGTTGGCGGGGGCCGGTCTGCTCAGTACCGGTTTTTCGCTGATGGCTGGCACCATTGCCACCGCGCTCACCGCGCTGACATGGCCGATAGTCGCCGTGGTCGCGGCCATTGTGGCCGGTGGGCTGCTTATCCGTAAATATTGGGAGCCTATCAGCGCCTTTATTGCGGGCGTGGCCGAGGGTTTTGCTGCTGCCATGGGGCCAATCAGTGCCGCCTTTGAGCCGCTTAAACCGGTGTTTAACTGGTTTAGCGACAAGGTGAAACAGCTTTCGAACTGGTTCGCTGACTTGATTAAGCCGGTCAAAGCCACACAGGAAACCTTAGACGCGGCCACTAACGCGGGCAAGTTATTTGGCGAAGGGCTGGCGGCGGCGCTCAGTCTGCCGATGGATGCGCTAAACACTCTGCGCAGTGGCATTGATTGGGTGCTGGAAAAGCTCGGCGTTATTGATAGCAAATCTGCGGGGCTGGCCGATAACGTCCCGAAAGATAACCCTTACGCGGGCGGATACTCACCCAGTGGCGGCGTGTTATATGGCGGTTATCAGCCGGTGACTGCCAATACTGGCACCACTATCGTTGACAGTAGTGTCACCACCAACGATATCAAGGTGACTATTCCGCCGGGTATGAGCCGACAGGATGCCGAGCGAATGATGACCGATGCCCTAGCCAAAAATGAACGCGATAAACGCGCCCGCCAGCGCGGCCAGATGGAGAATTAATCATGATGTTATCACTGGGTTTATTTGTCTTTATGCTACAAACCACCCCTTATCAAAGCATGGGACGCAATATTGATTATCGTTGGCCCACTAACAGCCGGGTAGGCTTGCGCCCGGCGGCGCAATTTCTTGGCGTAGATAGCGAAAAAATGACGCTATCCGGGGTATTACTACCGGAACTGACAGGCGGCCGCCTGTCGTTGCTGGCTCTAGAGGTTATGGCTAACCAAGGCAAAGCATGGCCGCTGATTGAGGGGAGCGGCATGATATACGGTATGTTTGTGGTTGAAAGCCTGAACCTGACCCGCAGTCTGTTTTTTGCAGATGGCTGCGCCCGGCGCATTGAGTTCACCCTCAATCTGTTGCGGGTCGATGAGTCGTTAACCGCCATGTTCGGCGACCTGCAACAACAGGCTGACGAGTTGCTGGGTAAAGCGACGGCCATGACCGGTAAAGCGCAGACAGCTATCGGGGGGTTATTCTCATGATGACCGGCATGTCTCTACCGGCCGGGGCGGATATGGCCCCGGATTTTATGCTGAACATTAACCAGAAAGACATCACGCAGAATATCCGTGACCGGCTGTTGTCGCTTAGTCTGACTGATAACCGGGGCTTTGAAGCTGACCAGCTCGATATTGAGCTGGATGACGCCGACGGCCAGCTTGCCATGCCGGAACGCGGCGCAGTGTTGTCGGTGTTCTTGGGCTGGAAAGGGTCGGCGCTGATTGGTAAAGGTGACTTTACCGTGGATGAGGTCGAGCACCACGGCGCGCCGGATACGCTGACCATTCGCGCCCGCAGTGCGGATTTTCGCGGCTCACTCAATGCGCGGCGGGAAGTCTCTTATCATGAAACCACGCTGGGTAAAGTGGTGGCGCAAGTGGCCGAGCGCAACAACCTGAAAGCGATGCTGGCTGACGGTCTGGCGGATATCGCTATTTCTCATATCGACCAGACCCAAGAAACTGACGCCAAATTTATCACCCGGTTAGCTTCACTGAATGGCGCGGTGGCTGCCGTCAAAGCCGGGCGATTGTTATTTATCAAGCCGGGCAGCGGTGTTACTGCCAGCGGGAAACCCATTCCGCAGATGACGATCACCCGGCAGGATGGCGACCAGCACAGCTTTAGTATTGCTGACCGGGGCGCGTATACCGGTGTCAGTGCCAGTTGGTTACACACCAAAGACCCCAAACCGGCCAAGCCGAAAAAGGTTAAGTTGCAGCGTAAGCCAAAGTTTAAGCAGCTCCGCGCACTGGAACACCCCAAAGCCAAACCGACCCGCACCAAAGCGGCCGCAGTGAAAAAGCCGGTGGAGGAAAAACAAGGGGATTATCTGGTGGGGTCAGAAGATAACGTTTTTGCTATCACGACAGTTTACGCCACGCAAAAAGCCGCTATGCGCGCCGCTCAATCTAAATGGGAGAAGTTACAACGCGGTGTTGCTGAGTTCTCTATCACCTTAGCCATGGGGCGCGCTGATTTATTTCCTGAAACCCCTGTCGAGGTCAATGGTTTTAAATCGGTGATAGACCAACAGAACTGGATAATCAGCAAGGTAACGCACAACCTGAGTAACAACGGCTACACCACCCAGTTATCTCTAGAAGTGTTGTTGTCGGATGTCACTTATGAGGCCACTGAGTAGTAATATTCAACTAATTGATATTTATTTCACAAATGCGAATGCTGGTGATAAGATCAGCATAATTACTGAATATGCAGTTTCGGAGGTAAATATGATGCATTGCCCACGCTGTAAATTTGCAGCACACGCGAGATCCAGTCGTTACCTTAGTGATGAAACTAAAGAACGCTATCACCAGTGCACGAATATTAATTGCGGCAAAACCTTTAAGACCCATGAAACAATCGTTGATACGATAATGGAGCCGGGAATAATTAATGCTGTACCGCCCCACCCTAAAGGGAATCAAGGCGTGTTGTGGATGTAATTGAAGAAGCCTGCAAATTGCAGGTTTTTTTATTATTAAAATTTGGCGTAATTAATATCTTATTGGGGATAATTGGCGGTTTATCGTGCTTGCTACTGGATGCAGCCTTGAGGGTGTGAAAAGTGCCGTAGACACAATGTAGTCATTTTGTAGTCACTCTGCTGCCATTTTCAAATCTCAGACACAAAAAAACCGCCTCACGGCGGCTAACGACATACTCATACTACTTTGTTTTACTTATACTATTTTCCATGGTGCCCGGGGCGGGACTTGAACCCGCACAGCCATAAGCCGAGGGATTTTAAATTGCCATTGGTTTTAAGTTAAAACAATGAGTTAGATATTATATTCATAATATATTAACTTTTTTATGATCTTTATAATCAGCGGGTTATGTCAGGCAGTGGCCCGCTATTATGAATCCCTATTGATAATCACCAACACTTTACTGTATAAAAACACAGTTACCTAATGGGGTGTGAAATCATGAAAGTTGAACTGGTTTACGATAAGCGAAACGTGAAAGAGATACCGGGTGCCAATGAGCTGATCCTGGCTGAACTAACCAAACGTGTGCATCGCGTCTTCCCTAAGGCTGAGGTCAAGGTTAAGCCTATGCAGGCGAACGGCATCAACACAGACGCCAGCAAAGGTGATAAAGCAATCCTAAGCCGTCTGCTTGAAGAGATGTTTGACGAAGCAGATCAGTGGCTGGTTATCGATATTTAATTGAGGGGGATTTATGCTGCGTGTCGAAGTGACGATAGATAAGCTGAACGCCAAGAGTTTTCCACCTGGCTACACCAACGCACTGACGGAAGAGTTAACTAATCGCCTCAGCCGTAAATTTAGCGAGGTTGATGTGAAGGTGAGATTTGCAGGCGCTGATGGATTAACAGTGCTAGGCGGGGCTAGCGATGATAAAAAGACAGTCGAAGAGATTTTGCAGGAGACGTGGGAAAGTGCGGATGATTGGTTTCAGGCTTAAATTCATGGCCGAGAACACCGGGGATTGATCGGAAAATTAAGCTCGGTTTTGTGTTTGTAGTGGTCAACTAAAATTGGCCACAGCTTCAGCATTTTCCCAATACAATCGCTCCGGTTCAGTAGGTGTTAATACATCGTTATATTGGTGGACTCTGAATTGACTGTAATAACCGATGATATAATTCATTATAACTCTATTTGCTTCGCTAAAATTATCATATTCACAGTTGGGTGCCCACTCCAGCTTCAGACTGCGAAAAAAGCACTCCACATGATTATTATCCCAGCGATTTCCATGCCGACTCATACTCTGTTTGAGCTGGAATTACCATACTAACTGACTGAATTAACCATCAATACAGTTACTTCCTTGGACTCATTTCTAAGAGTCAAGTCGTTATTTGAGTGCTGTTGTTCAGCCTATTCATATTTTCAAACAACATGCAGTTATCAACTGAACACTTTATTTCATTGGCCTCTCCAAACTACACCACCTATCCTCATAACATGTATACATTGCTGGAGTGCTAACATCATTTTGGGTCGTTCCATTTATAAGCAAGGTCTGGTTTTTCGAACAAACGGCGCCAGCCTTATTTCGAGAGAATGACTATTACCATAAATGCATATCTAAAATAGCTTTTTAAATAAAAGGGGAAATATATGGGAGCCAGCTATTCCATTGAGGATTGTGATCTTCAGATACTTATCCTTGTTGACGAAAAAACTGCGCTGCAAGGGGAATCAACGGGGATTTTCGCGATGGATAATCACCTGGGGTCTGGAAGTGATATTCAAGGTAGCACACAACTAGTAACTTATGCCGGAAGAGGCGACAAAATTTATTGGCGAGCTATGTTTATCAACCCTAACACAGTTGATGCGCAGTCCATCGCCTCAATAGGGATCTCGTCGGTGGGAAACTCTCCTGCATGGGGATATAGCGGTCAACCAGAAATCGCCTTTGATAGTGACTCAAATTTTAGTGGCGAGGCGCAAGTGGCAGGGCGTTATACTTATGAGTTATTGATTAATATTGTAAAGAGTAATGGCGAGGGTGCAATTTTAAAAACAACTCTTGGTCTAACAGTAACTTGATTTTATTCTTTTCAATAATTTCATAGGAATAAAATAATATGAACGATAATAACTTACAACAGCACCCCGAATTAATACCAGGTGATTTTCGTGGTATTAATAATCCCGAGACGATCATACGTATTTTTGTTGATACAGCTTACGTTGCCGCAAGCGGCGGTGGTGCAATCACTGGACCAACAAGTAAGGGTATTTATGTGATCGATAATAGAGGGAGTATCGGTAGCCCGCTCGAAGCTCGCATACCTGTAAAAACATATGTTCATCGTGAGGACTACATCGGCTTTTATATCTCAGCAATAGACCCAACCTTAACAGATCCTGATTTAGAAGAGACCCTTACAATTGAAGGGTTCACGATATTGGGCGGTAATTTATTTGGCAGTGCAGGTTATCCTGTTCGTCGGGAAAGAGATGATAATTATTGGATTGCGCAAGCCGTAAATGCCTCACCGGCTACAACCTATGAGGTCCATTGCAAACTATTGACACAAGGGCTCACTCCTCAAACAATTTACTTTTCATTCAATTCCATTATTAGCACAACATGATAATCACTGGAAGGAAAAATGGAAGATACTATTGATTTATCAGCACGCCCACCAGAGAAGTTTAAAATTGACGAATTCGAAAAATACTTTGAGATGCAGAAGCAAAGCCAGTGGTGTTGGATAGCAACTGCAGTCGCCGTGGGTAATTTTTATGAGTCATATACAGTAAGGCCCAATGACAAAACAACAAAGTGGGATCAAATAGACACATATAAAAAACTAAAGTCGACTTGTCATACGGTAACAACGGCGACTCCTCTTATGTCATTAGGAACTAAAGATTTATGCAACGAGACCGGAAATCCACAAACTTCGTTGCAGCACGTTTTTTGCTTCGTAAATAAATATGCTAATTCTACGATTGAGCTTCCCGAAATAAAGAGAATAATAGCTACAGGTAAACCGGTTATAGTTGGTTTAAAAAAAATGAAACAGGATGGGACCCTATCTTATCAGGGGCATGTTATAACTCTATATGGATATGATGGGCCAAATACGTGGTATGTAGGTGACCCACTAGAAGGTATCAAAACATTATTACTTAACAAGGTAACTGCTGCAAATCTTGCTGCCTCGGAATTTTTCATAACAAAGAAACCTGGTTAACCTCTATTTTCAGCTAACGGCATACGCGAAAGAACTCACATAAATAGACCGGGCAATCAAGCCCGGTTTTGTATTTATGCTTCAGCTCAATAAACATCCCTGCCCACCCATCACTCTATTTTCAGAACATTCGGAGCTTAAATCATTAGGAGTAGCCAGATAAAACACCATATGCTTGAACGGAAAACAATGCCGTATTATCGGATGAGTTAATAAACATAGGGAGATAAAGAAATGGATGCGACGTTGCTTTCAAGGATGCGGTCAGGTGGAAGGATTACAAGCTGGTCAGAAACGATGGTGAACCTGGAGGCCCATAAGCTGATTAATATCGCGAACACGCTGTCCGCCTCCCACCTTAGTGATAGTCTGACCCAAATGAATTTTATCCAAGAAATAAAGGAAGTTGTTGAGCAACAGTTCGCTGCCGCGCGGCGTGCTAAATCGGACGAAGAGTGTATGACCTGCATACAAAGTCTGAGAGCGGAGACGGAAAGCCTTCAGGCGCAGGACAGGATGTTGCGGATGGAAACCGCGAAACTTTACGCCAAAGTGGAGTTCGTCCGGGAAAATAATAAAATTGTTGGGTATGTCATTTCGGCTGTAAATGTGGTGTTGTCAGGACTTGAAATGGCGGTCGGTTTCACACTTATAAGTTCAATGACCCCCTTGGGGGTTCTGGCTGGAGCTGTACTTGTGATCGACAGTGCCAATGGCATAAGCAAGGAAATAGCACATTACGCAATGGATAATAAAAGCTCTGAAGGGCTGGTTGCTGATGTGTCCATGTCGGTTGCCGAGTTTATGGGATTTAGTCGTAATAATGGGCTGGGTGTATACAAATCAGTATCACTTGCGGCAAATGCATATAGCATCTTCGGCCTACTTAAGCGCCCAGAAACATGGCGGTTATTTCGTTATATTCCCACTGATTATTATCGGAAAATCAGCACCATGAGTCGCCCAAAGTTAACAATGAAAATAGTAGGATATGGCGTTAAAGCTAAAGTCATATTTGATTTAATGTCTATCACTGATTCAGTACAACGTTAGTAATCATTTTTCGATATCGCCAGGATTTGTATGCAAGCCTGGCTGGGGCTAAATACCAGATAAAAGGCAGCGCAATAGCAAGTGTTGCAGCCAGCGTAATACTGGTATTTTTTGATGCCAGTGCTAACGTAAGAGCTAAGATGGTTAATGCAACTATGGTGATCCATTTTGATGCTTTAAAACGGTTAGCAAGGTCGTGAGTGACCGAATCCAGTGAACCTCCATAATTAGCAATGTTATTTTTCAGTTTTTGTAAGTCACTATGTGTAAATCCAGATCTTAGCAGTGTCTCTTCGCTTGTTCTCATTTGCCTTTTCATCCTTAAAAACGATTGACATTCCTTAGTCTATATACCAGAAAATAAACCGTTGGTCGATGAATATCAATTTTAATGTTAAGTAACATATAGTTATATTCTTATCGTGTTTTTTTGTACGGCCATCCCCATCAAATACAGGTGTAAGGATTTATAAACACGGGTTATTACAGTTAGGGAGTTATACCCGTAGACTGACTGAATAGGCCGGGCAATTAAGCCCGGCTTTTGTTTACACTTTAGGCACTACAGGCCATTCAATATCCGGCGCTTTTGATGTATCAATACGGTTCAGTAAGACGCGGTAAGTTTTCCAAGCCGTAAGCTGCTCTTTATCGTCATCCGTTGCCATGCCGGTATCTACCGCATCTTGTAACGGTGCAATTTTCGCTGCGGCTGCATTCAATAATCGGGTTTTCTTTTCTTCCGCTTCCTGCACTGCTGCGGCCTTTTGCAAGACTTTATCCGTTACCCACTTTGCGCCGCTCCACTTATCGTAATGGGTCTGCGGAGCCAGTAATGTCAACGTATCGGGTAGATCACCAATAAAGCCGATTTCTTCTGGTTGACCGGTTTCCGTGCTGTAAGCCACCTTGCCGCGCAAGTCAGTAACGATTTCCCATGCGTTGCCAGCATCATTCCGGCGCACGGCCTTATCTGGTTCTGTGGGTAATACAGGCGAGTCAGCATAACCGCTAGCGGGCAAGCTAACGCCCAACGGTAGGTACTCATTATTGACGCCGATAAACTCTTGCGATTGGGTGTCTGCACTATAAACGGCAATCCAGCCAGCACGAATAGCGAGACCATTTGCTCCAATCTGCGCGGTTGGGATATCTAGTGAATATTTAGTCATTATATGGCTCTCACGATGTAGTTAAATGCAATATTTTTCATGCGGTTTTCATTTGCAGTGGGAACAACAAGTGATGCATCAAACTTAGCTCCCTGCACAGTGCTCCCGCCAACGACTTGCCCACCTTGAGGTACTGAAACATCCAGCCGCGTGAAAGCACCTGAGAAGTAACTTGCCTCCGCGGCTTTCCCGCCTGCGGGGGCGTAGATACCCGTAATGTTTCTAATGGCATCATCCTGAAACGACAGCAATACTCGTCCCGCGTCTACCCCTCGTCCGTCGTCCCAGCCTCTAATGGCATTCCCGCGCATGTCGGGGAGTACACCAGATGGGTATCTCAGGGCTAACCGCGGGTAAGTTGATGTGCTAAAGGCAGCGCCGTTACACTTCAACCAGCCAGCGGGGACACTGGACAGGGGGTTAGGCATTGGGATACCAATCAGTTGTTCTGTCAGGAAAGTGTAAAGAGTGGAACCCCACAACGTACCGTGGATATTACCGTCCACTGTCAATGTTGCATGGCCTTCTGCGCGGCCTTCACCTGCAACAACATCACTTTTTGATATAATCCGCCCGCCTCTTACATCACCAACAATATCGCAGCGGCCATCTGCGGCAATGTTGGTTTTTGCAATGAGACTGCCTTGTGCGGTAAGGTTGCCTGCCAATTGAACATTGGCGTCGGTGGTATTAATAAATGGCAAGGTAATATCTTTGGTACCATCAAAATCTACCCCACCGATTTTTCTCGCTGTGGCCAGTTTTGTGGCGGATGCTGCTATGCCATCGATTGGCAATGAAGCATCAAGCGCGGCCTTGACAGCTTTCGGTGTAGCCGCTAACACTTCGCTGGTGCTACCAGTCGAACTACTTAACTGAACAACCCCTTTTTGGGTGGTAGAGGCTGAGGGTAGGTTACTATTGGCGTAGCTCTTAATCGCTAATTCCAGACTGTTCAACAGCGTTGCCATCTCGCCATTATCGAGGACATCATTGTCAGAATGGTTAGCGATGAACTCAGCCAGCACAGATGCAACAAAGGATGACTGACGCCAGACTTTATTTAGCTGCTCAGACTTAGCGACCCCTGACGAGAACCCGCCTGCACGTGCCGCAAGTACCTCATATTGTTCTTGCGTCATTACGTTAGATTCAACGCCGATCCCAAAAGGGAGAATTTCATTCTTAGCCATGTGCTTTCCTTAATGATAAACCCCATGACGAACGGTCAAATCCTGAGGAGTATTCGTTATCTAAATCGAAGCCGAACAACGCACCGACCTCAGTTGAAATGATGTAATTCGTGACGCCGACACCTGCCGGTTTAACGTCTAAATATCCCTGAGCAATGACCGCTCGCATCACTGATGAGATTTGCTCACCGGCAATGTAAATAGTCATGGTCATGTCGAAGTTATCGACGGCAAATATCTTGGTGCGCCCGTCAGGGAAAATACCCTGGTAGATATCACTGAGTGTTTCGACGGTACCGTCCCAATGGTTAGCCTGGATCTTTGCCCGAAGTATCGTGCGGTAAGTCTCATCGTCCAATCGAGTGAAGCCTGTTAGCGAATCATACGGCCCCTTCCAGCTCCCCAGATCAAAGCCCAACCCCTCGGTATCTAGTGAGAAATAGACATCCGTGATTGGTGTTCTGATGTTTCGCCCAATACCTACCCATAGCCCGACAGCATCCTCTTGATTGCCTATTGAGCTATCGAGGTCAAAGTCGTTTGTGAGTTGATTTGTCGTCTGCTGGATACCGAGGAACGGTGCGGTGATTAGGGATATATGATCGTAAAACTTGGGCTTATTTTTGTGATAGGACGTGATGAGACGTTGATATTTAGTCTCACTCATTAGGTCACCACTAAGGTTATATTCTCCGGCACACAAGCGGCTGCATTGTTAAATGCTATCTCGATATTGTTTTCAGATAGCGCCACAGGAGAAATGCCGATTTCTAACAAAGTAATATCGTAAGTCAGCCGTTCAATGCTGCCATTTAATTGCGCAGGTAGATCAAGTCGCTTAATACGAACCGGCTCACCAATTTCTATTTTATTAATATATTCCGCTATTGAGTTTTTGATCTCGACGCCAATTGATGAGGTATAACCCTGGAGTGCTTTGATTGCTAACCGGACATAAATCTGTACGGTACCTTTGCGGAAAAAATGAATCGGGTGAACAATGCCATACTTATCCGTAATCGGAATGGTGGTGGTGCCATACGTCCCAGAACCCGGTCCCTTTTTCAGGGCGATGGCTTGAGCGATTTGTGTCGCGTCACCGCCATCAACAACAATAGAGATCGAGTGGCTGGGTATGCCGTTTGCGTCGGTAATGCTGGTATCATTCTCATAGCCGCGATAGCGCTCAACACCACTAATGCCCGCAATAGCCCCTAAGATACCATCCAGCACCGTGCGCGACGGAAGCGCCACTGAGTCCGTTTGTCTGACGCGCAATTCTGCATCCATTTCTACAGGCTTGCCTGGAGTCGCCCCTATTGGGTTATTGACGCTTAGCCAACCTCGCGTTGGTGTTGCTATTTCGTTTACGGTATTGGCCAGGGCGACAATGGCACCCGGTACCGAACAGATCGCCGTCGCGGTTGCCGTGCCATCCAGACCAATAATCACACTGGCGGGCAGATCCCAACGGACACCATCGGCATCACGCGCGGCCCCATTGGTGATCTCCAGCCCGACATTGCCGGTGAGCAATACATCGACGGTTGAATTAGTTTCCTTGTCCCGTTTAATGCCGTTAATTTTCACATTACTGGAAAGTCCATTGCCGACTGCGGTTGCCGGAGAGAATGAGTTATAAACAGCAATGGCGCTATTGTTCGCGTCGTGGATTGCCAGCGCGTAAATACTGACCATTTGCCCATCCTTACTATCAGCATCCAAATAACTGTCAGTGCCGTAAATCTCCTGAAAATAACTCACTAACGTGCTGCGAATAGTCTCAAAATCGGGCGCAGTTATCCCCGTCGCGCTGACAATTACATTCAGCCCTAACGTATCAAGGTTTAACATTTATGCCTCGCTGGTCACGGTGGTAGTGCCGTAGATGGTGTCTATTGTTGCGGTAAAAGTGACGCGACGATTTTCGCCGGTATAGCTGGCTTCAAATTCCAGAATTGCGCTAACGCCCTGCGTATCAAGAATACGCTCACGGATAGCCAGGATATAAACATCAGAGCGTTGCTTACCAAGTACCGACTGAATATAAGGCGTACCCTCAGTTAAATCCAAAAACCACTGGCCGCGCCATAATTCAAAGCGGGTTTTTACCGCCTGAGCGACCGCCTCCGGTGAGTTGATAAGGAATGTGTTATCACCCTGGCCGAATGTGTAATCGCCGTTCTCGTCCTCTCTGCGATACCTCATATCGGCCCCCCAGTTTCGCCGCCACCCGTTTCTACACCGCCGTGCTTGTGAGATTTGAGACTGACACCACCAGCAGTGACATCATTGGTAACAGTAATAGGGCCAAGCATACTGGCGTTACCGCCGCTTTCTCCCATCCCTTGGGTGAGGGAACCGTTTATCGTCACCGCTCCATTTAACACGATAGTTGGCGATGTGATTTCAGTACCACCCTGCGCATTTGCTATCAGCCTGCCTGATGTCTGCACGGTGACGGTGTGATCTGCGGGGTTGATTTCAACATACGCGCCGCCATCATCACTACGGAACTGCGCGGCGCTGGTGCTGATACCGCTGATTTTCTTTGCCTGCGACTGAGGACCAATAATGGCGAATGCATCCGATAAATCATGCTGACGTTCGTCAACTGTCTCTTGTATGTCGCCTGACTGGTGCCAGAAATCGATACACCGATCACCAAAAACCAATAAGCACTCATCCCCGGACTTAATGGGGAATGTCATGGTGACGCCACCGCCGCGCGGGAATATAACGGGCACATTGGTCAGTACCGATAGATTGGTTGATTCCCCGCCCGACTCGCCCTTAATACCGATCTGAATATCGCAAGTTACGCTGTCAGCATCAAATGACTGAACAATCCCCGGCATTGATACGCGCAATTGAGACGATACAGATGATTGCAACGTTCGCAGTGTTTCGGCTAATTCTCCCGAACGGGAGTCTGTTGATACCGTCATGGAAAAACTCCAATAAAAAACCCGCACATTGGCGGGTTCAGATGAGGCTAAGCGACTTAGCTAACTTACTTTCTTGCAGGGGAATGAACCTATAATTTTCGGCGCATCCATACTGTTTTGTAGGAGTTGAACGTTAAGCCATGATTTGCCATTACGCTTAAAATATTCAAATCCGTACATGTTTCCATCACTGGCTGGCATAAGCGTCATGCTGATTTTTACGTTTTCATAATCACCGTTTTGTTTCAGAAAGTTGATTTTCTGAGTACCTACAGTGTCACCATTCACTTTCAATAAACCGTCATTTCCGCCTGTAAGTTCGAAATTCCCGCAATGAGTAACCGCAAACGAAGAAAAAGAAAGCAGAGATAGCGAAATTCCTATCAAGGAATTTTTTAGTAAATTCATTATTTTCCCCTTTAAACAAGTCTTGTCATTGCTGAGCTATTAACCAAATCCTTAGCCCCACGCGCTTCACACATCATGTCCATATACCACGGGTTACCGCGCGTATCGCCAGTATAACTAATGCCTCTGACGATATACACACCATCGGTCGCAATGCTGGATGGTTGACTTAATGCCCCGCTAACGGTCACATTGCCATTACTATTTTGTTCTTCAAGCCTGCTGCCTGCCATTTGTACTTCTTGACTAGAAAGCGTCGTACGATAGACCGATTCTTGATTTAATTGGATAAGTCCATTTAACCGAATATTAGGATTAATCAAGCAACGTACGTTAACACCCGACCCAATAGTTTGTTGTGGCATGCCAATCAAACCAGTGTTGCTGTTTAGCACAATGGCTTCATGCACATACTTATCGTTCGGCACCATATCAACCTTACCGTTCACAAACTGCCAGGTGGCCTTGCATTGCTTGGCGACGTTATCCAGATAATCCCGTGTCATGCCGTACATGGTTTTACCACGTGGGAATACCGTGGGTGGCATTTCCGGCATGATGCCCTGAGTGATGCCGAACGGGGCAAGGTTACGCATAAGCAGATTGTTAATATCGGCCACGGTATAACCCGCCGCTACCGTCTGGTTTATTGTGGCGTTAATAAATGCGTTATGACCATCGATAGCCTGAATCAGAATAAAGGTATCCGTGGGGTTATCTCTGCCGGTGATGGTGTACCGGATATCACCCGAGAAGATTTCACCGAAGTTAGCCTCTTCATTTTGTCCGTCCGGAGAGGTCGAGCCATCGTAACCGGCAATTAATCGCAGCTTTGAAAACTCGGTACCGGTGATCCGGTTAATGGTATTTTGTGACAGGTTATAAATCTTGAAAATAGCGGCGCGTGGGAATGAAGTGTTGTACCACTCAATATTAAACGTCACTTTAAAATCAGTGAAATTAATCCCCTTACCTTCGTTATCTAATAGCATCAACTCAAAGTGGCGTATCCAGTTCTTACTCATGAAAACCTCATAAAAAAACCCGCTCAGTGGCGGGTTAAATTGCATGGATTGATTTAGCTATTCTGCACAAAATATAAATGGCTACCGGTGCCAAGGTTGGTTTTTGTCGGGTATTCCTCTCGGCTATCATCACTGAGCACCGCAAAAATACCATTGATACCCAGATCAGGATATTGCTCAATCAGGTCAACACCGACCACCAGTGGAACGCCGCAAAGCATGTCAGCGCCGCCGCTATCTCTCACGTCCATTATCCAGCCTGCGACATCACGATAGACCAGGCGCAGGTTAAGTGAGATTTCTCCAAGGGCGATATTGAAAAACTGATTATTGGCCGTTAACGGGATTTCTTGAACATTCATGCAAGTTTTTCCTTTACCCAGCCAAGACTAGATTGCAACAACGATTTATTGGCCGGTGCTGGTGCCTTGGTGCCGGTGTTTTGCATCGCTGAGGTGCTTACTCCATCCCGCATATTCTCTTTATCGGCTACCGTGACAGACTCAGTTTGAGACAGGATGACTTCACGCAGAGTGAGAACGCACATCAACACATTCTCACTGGTTTTATCGGTCGTCACTTCAATAGCGCGGATCAGCATATTGCTGTATTTTCGCTTACCGGTAATAACGTCTATCGGCTCCCTGCTTTCCTGTAGTTCGCGAAGTTCTTGATAAACTTCCTCCGGGCTTTTACCCAGACTCAAGCCTATGGTTGAGGTATCCACAAAATCCAGCAAGGAACCGCCACCAGCAAAACCGACCTCCATTGTCACTTCAGCGGCACGTTTGTATGCGTGATCGTTTACTGCCGCACCCACCTCGACGGGATGCTCTGTAATTTCCAATGCGTCTTGATGCTTTTCAGAGATAATCACACTGGGTACCAGCAACCCAATTTTTCGCGTTTGCTGCCGGAAGATGGCAGAAAGAATATCCATTCACCCTCCTATCGGGTTGGTGTATTTAATTGCTGAGTGAGTCTTGCATTGACGTTAGTCTGTCTGCCTGCAACTTCATTACCTGCGGATACCGGATCAGAGACACCCGTGATATAGATATTGGTTTCCTGCTGCAACCCTCCACCCGGCATATTGCTATGCACCTTCGGAATGTAATTGCGGGTTTCTCGGGGCATCAGGTCTAAGCCGTGCTTCTGAACATTGCCGATCCCCCAGTTATAGGAGGCTAGAGCTTTATCCAGATCGCCGCCATTCATCTTAAGAAGCATGCTGAGATATTTCGCGGCGGCGGCGGCTGATTTCTCTGGGTCGAAAACGTCATTACCCTTAAGTCCCATATCTTTTGCTGTCGCGTCCATGAACTGGAATAACCCTTTGGCGCCCGCGCCAGAGATAGCGAACTGATTACCGCCAGATTCCGTTATCGCCACACTCCGCAATAAACCCGCTGGTAGGTTGTTTAATGCTTCTAACTTAGTGAGGGTAGGTTGCAGCCAGCCTAAAAGGGCTGCGCCTGACGCTGACGCGGTTGGCCTTTTTACCGACTGTGCATACTGGTCCGGCTCTGTGGTATCACTTTCACCGCGCAACCACCGTCCAACACTTCTCGGATCAAAGCCGGTTTTATCTTTGACCCAATCGGCGGCACTATTTGCGCTATCGGTTACCGCAGGCATGGCGTCCGGCTGATCGCTGCCCTGACTTAACAGCGCCTTTCCTATCCTGGCCACCTCAACCCAATTGCCCTCTTTCAGCGCATTAATCAGGTCACCGATCATCGATAACATCTTGCCGAACTCGCCGAATTGCTTCGTTAGGTTCTCGATGTCACCTTTTAGCGTCCAGTTTTTCAGATTAATGTTGAGTAGACGGGCAATCTCAACGCCAACGCCTTTAATCGATTTCGTTAACTCATCGATCCCCTCGAGCGCGGCGTTTATTTCTTGTTCCCACTGGCCCCAATCAATCAGGCTTTCCCCGCCCTCTTTCCACGTCTTATAGTCGTCATACAGAGCAAAGAGAGCCGCACCCAGTGAGAGAATAATACCCACTGGTGACGTGAGGAACGCTGTGTTAAGTAAGCGCCATGCCAACAGCAACCCACCAGACAACATAATGAGCTGCTGTGTGACCGGATCTAGCTTTTTAAACCAGTTGATGACATCACCGACAGCCTGACCAGTGCGCCATAATACGCGCGTAACCGCATCCCCCGCCCAGAGAATGCCCTTGATAACCTTCATCAACACAGCTTCAATCTTCGGCCAGTTGTCTAGAAGCTGCTTGCGCAGAGCATCGATATCCCCCGCCAGCCCATTAGCCAGATTTGCGCCAATCTTGTCCCGCGCCTGACCAAGTGTCATCGTGAGGTTACGCATGGACGTCATAAAGCGGTTAGATTGCTTGGCCGCGGTATCCGCATTAAAACCGATTTTCTTAGCGGTTAATGCATATTCGGAGCCAAAGCCCCCCAGCCCCTTACGCATTGCCATTAGCGTATTTTCATCAATACCCAGCATCTGCGCGTATTGGTTGGCGCGGTAATACGGCATGCTGCTTAGTTTGGCACTAAGGCCGGTAAAGATGGCCGAGGTATCGCGCATGTTACCGTTAGCGCTACGGGTCTGAATACCCAACCGATTGAGAAAGCCCTCAGCCCCCGGACTGTTACGGATAAATCGAGCAAGGCTTTCGAGTGAGCCTTGTGCTGATGCGGCATCTACGCCAAGTTGCGAAGCGGCATAACCTAACGCCTTGATACCCGCCACCGATGCGCCCGTACGCTGGGAGGCGAAATAAACCTTATCCAGACCGTCAGCAATCTTGGTGGTAAAACCAACAACGGCCAACGCTGCCCCTTCGACCACTGCGCCCATTTTCAGTACATTGGCCGTGACGCCGGCGACCACAGCGGAAAATTTCTTTTCTCCTGCCTCGTCCAATTCAAAGCCAAGACTGACCAGAAAGTCCTTAATGGTTTCAGCGTTGCTCATTGTCGGCTCTCCATTTGTCTATTTTCGCCTGATTCTCAGCCTCCAGATCGAGATAATCATTTAGCAGTGCAATGTCGAGTAGGTCTAGATTGCCGCTTTTGATTTCACCCATGGTCGTGAGTTGGTGCTTTACCGGGCGCAAGATAAAATCCTCCCCACCTGGCAAGGTATCCAGCATTAAGCCGCTGGCGGTTCCGCTGGTGCGCTCTCTTGGAGTTCGTGCAAAAAATTTCCCATCGAGTTGCCTACCACCCGACCAACAATTTGCAACATTGCCATCAGATCAATGTCATCAAACATCAGTTCACCGCCGCTAAATATCGGGTTATAGGCTTTGCCGTGCTTGCGTGTCACTATCGCCAAGCAGGGGTGAATAATGGCATTGCAGTCCTCGTCGCTGATATCGGAAAGTGACTGGGCGATACTGGGTAACGCCGTTTCAATCGTCACCGTGCCGCTTCGCAGGTCTTTGAGAATACCCGCCAGTAGGGGCAACAACTTACGCGACACTTTCAACTGCGCGAACACGTCGAGTTTCTTAGAGCGGTACTCGATACCTTTAATCGTAAATTCCATTAATTACTCCTTAAAAAGTACCCAGCAGTTGGTCAACCTTGATGCAGTCAAATACCCATGCCACCAGCGCACCGTCTTTGGCGTTATTGAAATCGGGCTGCTTTTGGAATGCACAGCCACGTGCGGCAAAGGTGTCACCGCTGGCGGTGTTGCGGATCAGAATGATGTTGTTGCCCCAGGTGGCACTCGACTGCGCCTGCGCGTTATACATAACCGATAACTTGCGATTAGTCGGGCTGGTTTTCAGTAGATTTACCGTCACCGTGCCACCTTTGCCTGCATGTAGGCTGTGCATCCCCTCACCGTCAGCACCAATGGTCATGGTGTTCTTATTCTCGATCATTGAGGTGGTGATCCCCTCATCGGTGACGGCGGCGCCATAACCTAGATCGAATGAACCGCCTACACCCACGATAGAGGCGGTAACGTCCATAAAGCTATAAGTTGACATTTATCAGCTCCTTAGCGGTTAACATTGATGATGACATCGGCGTAGTGAACCGCACCGGCCAACTTGATTGCAGACTGCATCACCGGTGCTTTACGTCCCTCGCGGTCGGCCTGTGCCTGTGATGCCACTGGCGGCGCGTAAACGTAGTAGCCTTTGGTCAGGGTGTCGCCGGTTGCCAACACGCCGAAACTATCACCACCCCAGACACCCGGTGCTACCAGCCCGTTAATGACCGATTGATCCAGTGACTTCTCTACATTGGCTAGCAAACGGGTTACACCCGCGTCTGTCTGTGGAATTTTGGTGGGGCTGGTAAACAGTAGGTTGTAGAGGTTGTTCTGTACGTAGTTCTGCAACCAGTCGAGGCCGTGGCGCTCATCAAAGAAATCACCGTTGCACATCACGCCCTCTTGAATAATCGCCGTGTCGTTGTCGTAATTGACGAACACATTGCAATTCTTCGCTTTCAGCGCGTTAGCTTGAGACTGCTCAAGTGATTCGGCGGTAATACCTGGCTGTTGTTTGAATTTAAGCGTGATGGTGGTGTTATTGCCGTTGAAATTCACAGTAAACGCACGACCAAAGATAGAGGCGGCGGCATACGGGCTGGCGCTGGAATACTGCACCAGGGTACGGGCATATTTCGCCGCTTTCAGCTTGCTGGCGATATCGGTATCAATATCCGCATCCAGCGCAGTAGTTACCTGTGTGGTATGGCCGTAAACCCGAGAAACATCATCACTCTGGATAAACGAGGCAATACTGATCACGTCTGTATCGCTTAATGATGGGTCGGCAATAACCAGCCCATACCAGCGCGTAGACATGTCAGCTAATTTATAAATGCATGCCTGAATAGTTTCATTCGCCAGACCTTGAACCGGCAGCGCGCCGGCGCTCTCAACCAATCCCAGCAGTACAGAAATATCGGTACCGGTCGCATTAGCCGAACCGTAGCCGACTGATGATGCTGCGCCTGTCGTTTTGGATGTGATGATGAAGCGGCTACCATTCCAGATAACGGTTGCGATAAGCAGTGATTCCTCTACTCGGGCCGCAACACCATTCAGGTTTAGTTCATCAGTCCAATCAACATCACTGACAACGGTTTCAACACCATCTACCGTGATTTTCATGGAGCCATCAGCAATAGCGGTAAAGTTAGCCATAAGCTGTTGAGTTGGGTTTAAAATCGCACCGCGCAATAGTCCGGCTGCATCCTCTTTCACCCAGCGGCCGACATAGGAATCAATCGGTTGTGGGGATTGCTGATAATACAAATTAGCGGCCTGATACTCAGGTGCTGTCAGACCAAAGTCAGATGCGATATCTGTCGCGCTTGAATAGTTGCGCAGACGTTCGTGAGCATCGATAACAGGCGACGGGCCAACCACCAGCAGGGAACCAAAGTTCCGCGCCATGGCAGCACGCACAGCCATATTCACCGTCACATTGACGATGTTAGAAACAGGTAATCCCTGCGACATGGTTATTCTCCGAAGAATTTAACGGGGGCGGAGGTCAGCGATTTAATGCCGTACTCGCGTATTACTTTGCGGCGTAGCTTGATGGTGATATCGAAGCGACGAACCCATTTGTTATTGATGAGTTCAGGAAAGGGATTAATGCGACTGCAACGGGCCAGAGAAAGGCCCATTCTCACCAGTTCGTCATTGTTTTGAGTGATAGTCAGACCGTCACGGAATTGAGTTGCATACCGTTGCCCGTTGGGACCGTAGAAACTCGCCATACATTCGACTTCTTCGTGTCGCCATAACTCGGTGCTGTTTTCAGTTTGGTTCTCAAAGGCGGGGCTGGCATCATCAGGAATATCGATTACCCCAAAGCCGCACCAGTTAACATCAGCCTCCATAATGGGTGACTGCACGGCTGTCCAGCGTGGGCGAACGTGACCATCGGGTAGCCCGGACACCCCTCTCACCCACTGACTCAGTAAGCGCTCCAGCGTCTCATCGTAAGCGGGACCGTCAGCAATGGGTGTTAGCCAGCCTGCCTCATCACTGCTGTTGTTGCTCAATGGGAATTCCTCCATCGAACGGCAGGAGTTCACAGTGCGCTTGAACGAATCCCGCACCATATGCCGTGTAGGGGTCAACAAAGGTCACGCGATAATCGCGATTCTGATAGGTAACAATATCGGCATCACGCCCCGTCTGCCCCTGGGTAAGCCGCTCGACAGTCACAATAAGAATTGCGCCACCAATGACATTCCCTGACATCATCCGGCGCGACTCAAGCGAGCGATCAACCGTAACCACTCCCGCAAAACCTTTTTCAATGACGGTGTTGGTGGCGAATCCGTCTGCATCAACCGTCTGCATGTTTCGTTTAACCACCAGTGACATGTCACAGAAGTCCGGGTCAAACAGCACGTCGGTTACATCAAGATTTGGCATATTTGTCCCTTACGATAGAGGTTATCGTCCGTCGATATTGCCCGGTGTCAATGAGTGGCTTATCCCCGCTGCGACCGCGCCGCAAACGAGCGCTGATAGTGCTGTCAGCTAAAGGGGTAAAGCCGGTAATAGTGATATAGCGTTTCACCGCATTGCTAGCGATGATACCCGCCTGCTCTAACGCCCGATCTGCGGCGGCCTGATTGCCCGCCAAAACCGCCTGCGCCGCCTGTTTCAGCTTTTGGGTGGTTTCGTCCTGTACCGACCTGACGCCAGGCTGTAGGTGGGGTCGTGGGGGGATATTTTGCGCCGGTGAACCAAATTCGTTGATATAACCGATCCCGGCGTTACCGAAAGGGATATCCTCCCGTTCACTTTTCTCCTCAGGGATACCAATCAACACATCTTTCCTGCCGATGGCCTTAAGTGCCGCCAGCACATCATTTGTTTTATCTACCCGTACCTTTAAGCCGCTTTTCATAGCTGCCGCCCTCCAGCGCCAAACATGAGGATGATCTGGTAGAACTCGGCACCGTAGCGGGTGAAATTCCAGAATCCGGCATCAGGGTTCAGCGTGGCGCTATTGTCATAGCTCACCGAAACCTTATCGACACTCTTAGAAGCCGCTACACCATTCGTTGCCCCACTAGCACCTCCCAGCGCCGCCGATTGCATGTCTTTCGCTTGCAATGTTATGTAATGAGCGACAAATAACTCAACCAGATAGGGAAACATATTATCCAGTAGGTTCTCATCTAACAGGTTGTCAGCGAGTGATAGTCGAAACTGAATGGCGGCGGTAGGGTATCGGGCTTCATTCTCGAACTGGGGGAAATCAGTCCTGAACTGTGCCGCTGTCGGTAGGTTTCTGTTCCTTGGCATTGGCTTTTACCTTCGGTTTAGTTAGCTCATCGATTTGCTTCTGCATCTCAAGGATGGAGTTATCACGATCAGCCAGCGCTTGCGTCTGTTCATCGATTTGCTTCTGCATCTCAAGGATGGAGGCTTGCAGGTCGGTGTTATTTTGCTCAACCTCTCCGTCAATCACCTCGGCGTGTGCCAGAGTGAACCAATGCTCCGCAACGTCTTTCGTCACCGTGTGAGTGCCAACGAGAAAGGCGATATCTTGCTGACCAGGCAGGGACAATTTAAAGGGGGTATGTACTGCAATTTTCATCATTTCACCTTACAGGCCTCCTGCGAGGCCATCAGAGTTATTAAATGCCGTCGAAGTAAGCCAGTGTTTCAATGTACGGGGCTTCAACCACACCCAGCTTTCCGTAATAGGTCACCAACTGCCACAGCCCACGATACTGGATCGGGATGCTGGTCAGTGGCACTAGTGGGAAGCGCACATACTTACGGTCATTGGTGTAGGCCACCATCCGATCTTTACCCGCCACACCCGCACCTTTCAGCCATTTCACCGCGCGGATATTCAGAGGAATACCGTTTTGATGGAAAGAGATAGTGTTAGTAGTCAGGTAGGTCAGCAAAGATTGGTTACCCGCATCAGACACAATAACCTGCGCCAGATAGGCGTACTGCTCAGGAGGTAACAGCAGGTCTTTCGGTACCACGGTATAACCAGATGCAGCCCAGGCATCGGAAAGCACCTTGTTAATGGAATCGCGAATCTCCGCAACGGTCGAGGTCAGCCACGATTTCACCGCGTTGCCGATCGCTACGCCGGTGTAGTTAGCCAGACCTTTTACGCCCAAATCGGTATCACCGAGATAGACCTGTTCGTCGGCATCCATGTGCCATTTCAACACCATGCCGTCATATTTCTGCGTATCAATTGGACGGCCCATCTGTTGAGCGGCGGCTAATTCAATCACCGTCCAACCCAGTTCCATCCCCCACAGTGTCAGCGGGAAACCCTTTTTATCGATATCTAAGTTAATGCCTGCCAGTGCGGTCGACTCCTGGCTAACCCAGTTTTTACCCTTTGGATTGGCACCGGTACCGGCTGCAGCAAAGCCGGTTTTAGTGAATGAGCTGATTTCATCGGCGATATTCACGTCTTCACGGAATTGAATGTCGCGGGTGTAGGTCGTCCCCACCAACGGCAGGTTAATCTCTGGATCTAATCGCTCCAGCTCTCCAATGAGGAATGCGCCGCTGGCATCAATGGTGCGCTGGCTGTCGTATGTGATCATATTGATTGTTCCTTAAATCTTGTAAGAGATTTCAGTGTTACCAGCGGCATCACCGGCACCGGTGAAATAAGCGTTAGGCAGCACCACGGTAGTGTCAGCAATCGCAGTGGCCAGCACCGAACCTAGCGGGCTATCGTCAGTAGCACCGGCAATACGGATATAGACCGGCGCACCTTTAGTCACACCCGCTGCCGTAGCCCCAATATTGACCGACAGGTAACCGCGCTTTAGCGCATCACCGGCAAAGTTGTTGCTGGTACCAATTTGGCGCACTTTGTCTGGCGTTGATGTGGTGGGGAATGGTCGGACAAAGATACCGACGATTTTGTCTGCGGTATCATCTTCTTCCAACGGTACAAAGAAATTGCCGCTGAACTTTCCGGCCAGACCGTATTGGCTAAATGGGTTGGCCGTATTAATCAGTACCGGCTCAATAGTCAGATCCTGCGGGCGCGAGACGGCCCCGGCAATGCCCGCAGGCATCCGGAATAAATATGCTGTCATGAATTAGTTTCCTTTTTTAGCCCAGAACGCGGCGTTCTGTTTATTGAGGTCGGCGGCGGTAGGTCGGCGATTTGGAATAGCAGAATCGATAGTTCGGCGGTTCAACTGAAGGTTATTGCGGCCCTTGGCAATCTCGCTGGCGGCAATGAATGCCGCATCAAGGGAGAGTTTCGGCATCTTGGCAAAGTCTGGTTTGTCGCCAACAATGCCTTTCAGCAATTTCTCGCCCTCGGTGGTTTTAAACGCCGCATCCAATACAGTTCGTTTAAAGGATGCCAGCTTTCCACCCTCTGGCAATTTAATGCCCGGTACAATCCATTCCGCGCGGGAAACAACATCCTGATGATAAGCCGCATCGCTGGTAATACGTCGCCCCTCTTCCTCCTCATCGGGATCGGCGTCCGTAGTGGAACCCAATTTCTCCAGAATCGCGGCTAAGGTCGTCTCCATTGCAGCAACTCGGGTTTCGATGTCACCACTATCATTAGTGGCGATGGCATCTAATTCAGGTTCCTGTTTCGGTAACGGCTGTTGCGGGTTAATGGTGATATTGATGGCCTTTGGCAATTCGCCAGCACCCTCATCACTGGTTAACTCTGATGGAACGCTTTCCATTGCTTCCTCCATCGCGGCGGCATCTTTGGTTTTGATTGCTCGGCGTAGCTTTGCGAGCCAAGTGTTATTGGTTGTCATACGTTTACTATCTCCAATTGAACAGCGTTTCCCTGCGCGGCCCGTGGGAACGAGAGCGACATGGTTAGCTATGATGTCGTACTGACGGGCTTTGCCTCTGGCGGTCTGCTGATATTCGGCATCGTAGCCAGCCGAAATTTGATCAACACCATCTTCAAGAATCACCTTTATGGCTTCGGCTTTCTTCACCACGATGTCGGCGATCATGAGATCTGATTGGTCACCTGTACCCCGCCTGACGTTTTGAATGTGTCCAGCGGCGTAGCGGCCCCAGTTATCAGGTGTGACATCTTCGATGGGGTGAGATACGGTGAACGTCATTCCCTCAAAGCTGGCGAGCGTCTCGGGGCGGAAAACATCCTCCTCAGACCTTTCAACGAGAATTTCTCCGTCACTGTCGGGTTCGATATCGTCCAGCTCTTCACCGCCATAAAGCTGTACTCCGGTTCGGCCTATTGGCACGTCTTTGCACAATAGCCCACCATCGCTCATGGTGAAGCGCGTCTCCCCTAGACGGGAGTTATAGAAATATTGCATGGGTTATCTTTCCGGAATGATGACTTCGCAGTAACAACGACAGTTAGGTAATGCGCCCGCATGCCCCGTCATGCCGTCAAGAGTTGGTGGGTTATCCCAGCGAACAAACTTACCCTCCATTTTCTGATGCGAGTGGCGAACATCACTATCTTCGGCTGTGCGCCAGATGTAACCACTGGAACCGATAGAAAGCGAACGGGCCTGAGTGAGTGCCGTAGATGCCCGTCCTATTTCTGTACGGGCGATCATATTGGCGCGGGATATTGCCACATCGCCGGATTTGGCTATTTCCTTAGCGAATGGCCCGGCACGTCCGCCAGTGATGACCGCCTCTATCGCCTGATTATGGATATCCTGCACCCGGTCAGCGGCCTGTAAGGGCAGTGACTTGATGAGTTTTACCTGATCTTCAACGATACTGCGGGCCACTTGTCCCACGGCGGTGTTTTCCACTATCTGGCGCAAACCCACGGATATTTCCTGCGAATTGCTGCGCCACATCGCGACATCTTTTGCGTTAACGGCATCAAACATCTTGCTGGCGGTGGTTCTGGCCCAGCCGTCAATCAAATCTGAATAACGGTTAAGACTATCCATAACGTTGTAAACGGAATCGTTAGAACCATCGTAAGTACCATTTACGATGTCGCCGACCATTCGCGCTATCTTGCGTAGCTGAGTTTGATATTGGATCTCCGCGCGGCGCGACTTCAGGCGGGTTGAGATCTGCGTTTTCGCCGAGGTTCGGCGGGTCGATGTCTTTCGCACTCTCTATATCCTCATCGCTGATGCTAGAGCCGATACCGGTGATACCTGCTTTGTCCCTGAGTTCAGTCATGCCACCCTGTAACGTCAGCAAACCTGAGTCCATTGCGGCGTTGATGGTATTAACGGTTTTCTCTGCCACCGTTGCCCGGTCAGGTTCCGACATTTGCCACAGCGGGTTGAAGTCAAAGGAGAAGCCGTCGGGCAGTGGCGAACTAAACTCGGAATAGTGGATCACTTCGAATAATCGACGCAGTGGACGACGTAAACGGCGCTCTTGTTGAGTACCGATATTGTCGTAGTAGTTAGCCAGGTCAGCATCACCGGTTGAGAACCCCGCAGGGGACTGACCAAACAAACGCACCAACGGGATACCAATGGCACCGGCTATCTGTTGAGCAAACTGCGCCATCACATCAGACAGACCGCCGAATGCGTAACTGTGGGTTTCAAACGTATCGGTAGCATCCATCAGTGTAAGACCTTCAGTGCTTTGAAATTGCCGGATCATATCCATGCTTTTCATTAGCCCATCAAATGCCTTGCCCCCCATTGCGACCAGCTCACGAAATTTATTGATTTTGTAGGTGCGTAAGTGCGCCTTAAAAATCAACTGAGCCGCGCCAGTCGAGGTGCTATCGAATGCTAGCAACCTGTCAAACAGCCGCTCTATAACCGACATGCCCCATTCATTTTCTGTGCGTTTCTGCTGGTACGGCAGACCCACGCCATCAAGGCGAATTACTCTGCTGTGGTGTATCTTCATACTCGGAATACCGCTGCCAGTCGTGACGACCTGATAATATTTAGGCATGCCGAGATCTGGCCCCATCTCTGTCACTCTATCGCTAATGGATGGGGTAACCATCCATCGATCGAGCACCAGCAAACCTTTAAACGCATCTTTACCAATGGTCTCTACCCGTAGTGGTGTTTCAGGCGCTTGACCGTCGATCATGATGAAGCCAATTGCACCACCGTACAGTCGCGACCATTTGATCGTGTCATTGATAGCATCCCAGAGTGATAATTCCTCCCAGCGCCCCTCTATCCGCATCTTGGCATCGGGTGCCATCTTAGAGGTTATGTTAATCCCCTTGCGGGTCATATCATCCGCGATGGTATCTACCGCTGCGCCCACCAGCCACGACGACCGGTAAGCGTTTTCTATCAGTTGGCGGTTGCGGGATGTCCAGTTCGGTTGGTAGCTATAATCCGCGCTTTGGTTCTCGGTGCGCAGCCCATAGCGAGCGGTGAGGTTTTGATAGGTATCGGTGGTTCTCTGCGGTGATGACGCCTTACCTGTTTTACGTTTTCTCGACATTACGCCCCCCCGAGCCGTAGCCAGATATCCAGCGCGTTATCCATTGGTGCATATAAAATCATTGCTGAATCCGCCAGGTTAGGTGACTTGGTGCCGTCAGGTTTTTTATCCACCACAATTTTCCCTACGCCATTAACTGAGTAGGTAGGTTGCGATAATTCAGAGGTTAATTTGGTCAGATTTTTGAGGTCTTTCGGGATGGAAATAATCTCATCGGGATCGAACTCCATATTTTCTTTAACTGCCCGATAAGTTTTCTGGAACCGGGTGCGCAGACTCCACCAACCTTGTGCTTTGGCGTTAGCAAAGAAATCTTTGTTAAGCCGCCCTTGCTGTCCGTTATCGCCGGGGACCGCCTCATCATCTGGGTCGGTTACGCCACCGCTACCACGGAACGGCGTGGCGACGATATGCCGTCTGCGCTGTTCTTCTCGTTGTTCATTGATAACCCGAGCATCACCGCGTGCACCAGCTCCCAATCCATCGGTATCAAAGCGGAAAGTTTCGAGGTTTTGTGCATCACAAATATCAAAGGCTTTCTGTACGGTACCGAAAATATCATCACCTTTGCCTGACCACTCTTCGATGCTTTCGAGTAAGAAGCCATGACGACCAGCAAAGGCGTTGGTGTCCTTACCTTCGTCGGCGATATCGAGAGCACCTAAGCGCTGGCCGGTTGGTACAATACCCAATACCTCATGTGCGTTGATTGCCGCCTGCACCCATGCGGACGGGATCAAGACACCCTCAACTGACGCGCTATAGTTGATATCGATTTCTTGCGCCACCGTTACCGGATCAAGCTCTTCAACTTGTTTAGCGTACCAAGCGTCGTCTTTGCGCGGGTCGTCGCGCCAATGGAACGTAAACACATCTACCTTGCCGCTGTGTCGGCGCTCGGCAAAGGAATTCGCCATACCATTAGGTGTCGAGATGTCTTGACGGCAGTTTGTCGTTGCTGAAAGTGAAGCATCAACCAGGTACGGTCGTTCCAAGTGGGAAGATTCATCGACGATGTAGAATGATGTTCGGTCACCGCGCCCTATACCGTCCCCCGCTTCCCCTGTCATTGCCGACTCAGTTTCAGGGAACAGGATTCTCATGTGTGGAGCATGAGCCTTCGGATTCCAGCCGCCTCTAAACTCAAAAGGAAGTAACCCTACAAAGTTTCGTGCTTTATCAAATAAGGATTTCGGCGATCCGATCTTGTCTACGTATTCTTCTTTACGTGAACCGAATCCCGCAATTATCCCTTTATTGAAAAGACACAATGATGCAGCCATTCCCACAGTCAGCCACGACATTCCCATATCGCGGGTTTTTTCAGTAATGCCGGGCCTCGATGTGCGCCAATGTTCTGTAAACCACTCGATCCACTCTTCCTGCTTTGGGAATAAGAGGAACGGGATACGGGCAGGCAATCCACGCTCAACGTTGCGTGGGTCAACTGTCATACCCCAATCAATGATGAACTGAGCCGGGTTATCTTTGTAGAACGCTTTCATAACCGGCAGTAATTCAGGCTGCTGACGAATGCGCTGCAGTCGCTCCATTCGCCACTCAAAAACCTGCATGTAATCCGGGTTCTTAAAGTCAAAAGGGAACGGAATAGGCATTTGGGTTTTACTCGATAAATGAGTGAATTTTAGGACTTTTTAACATAATGGACGTTACCCGCACCGAGCGCATAGCACTCACCGAACAAGCAGCATGAGAGGCTTATTTATCAGGGTTAACGTGTCAGAGTGTTAGATAATTGAGTGCATAAAGCATGCATAAAACACCCTCTATTTTGCATAGAGGATTTATCAATCTAACGGGCTATTTCTGGATGTTTACTATAATCAGCCCATAAGTTTACGATACGCCTCGGCGGCTTCGTCTGGTGTCATATTCACCGTCTCAGTTTTAACCGGGCCACCATCAGGGCCACTAATTTCTGTTTTGTTTCTCAGCATACCTAAATGTTGGGCAACCATCTTTAAAGCCTCATCCTGATTGCGGGTAATGGCCTCAATACCAAATTTACCCTCTTTCACTCCAGAGAACAGGCGACGAGCTGCACCGCGCAGATCCCGAGTATCGTGAAAGTGAGTGCGCCCAACACCCTCACCATTACAACGCGGGCAGTCAGGGTTAGGATCTAACGTGGCATCAAAACCGTAGCCGCCAACGTCTAAAGGCTCCCGTTTTTTGCTTTCTACCGCTTTTAGCCGGGCCTCGTCAAACTCGACAGCATCGCGCCACTGGTACTGGTAACCAAACCCCCAGCAATGGCGGCAACACAAACGGCGTAGCTCAGTAATTTGGCTAGCATCGGCTGTGGCAATATCCCACCACCATTTCAATACGGCATCTTGAGTGATTCGGGTTCGTCGTTCTCTGGCATCTAAAGCATCGCGAATGGCCCGGCTAACCTTAGCATTCCTGTACATGCGTGAAGCGTTAACGTAAGCCGTATTGCCCTCTCCTTTGCCGCCAGACCTTTTATATGCCGCCGTGCTATTCAAGTCGATCAGGTATTCACTCACGAAACGAGCCTGCATATCATTAAGCCCGTACTCGTCAGGGTTTAATATGAATTCTGGTTCGTCACTTCCATTTGCCAGGTATTCTGAATCAATCTCTCTTTCAACGTGAACCGCTGGTTTTCTATATTTGGTTCGCGACTTCTTGTTTTGGTTCGCACTAATGGTCTGCGAACCTACATTATTGCGAACCTGTTCGTGTTTAGGCCACTCCTCAGCCTTTGCCCTCTTTCTTACCGCTGTATCACTTACACCGTATTTCTTGGCAAGCTCCCTGATGGAAAGAGCGCCGGAACGGTAGTCACGCTCTATGCCTCTCCAGTCAGTGTCTTTTGCCATGATGTTCCCTTAGTGTCATTACGCAGTAACCTTGTTAGGTTGCTCTGTGATGATATTTAAGTACTCATATACTAATTGAGAGGCTGACTATAAATCGCTCTGGTGAATTATCTATTTCTATATATATTGGTATTACTTAACTTTTAGCAGAGATAAACATGGGACTGATAATTAAAGATTGCTTCATTTCAGAATGTAACAAAGGGGTAGTTGCACCTGACAGTTTAGATATAAACATCTCTGGTACAGTGTTTGAAAAAACAGGTATAGCTATCGATATTTATCCAAGTAACCAAGAGTTACTCCAAGTTGGCCTGCCAGAAAACACACCTAAAGAACTCCTTGCTGAAGCTGTTGAAACCCTTAAAAAGTTACAATCAAGTACTATGGAAGAAAAGCAAGCTGCAATAAGTAAATCGAAACTATTTGGTTGGCTCAATAATGGAGCTTCCATAGCGACCGTTACTACGGCAGTTATGGAAATGATTAAATTTTTTAGCCAGTAACCGATGTTATGGGGGAATTACTCCCCCTCTCTTTTTAATAATATTTTATTAAGTTTTGCCGCCAGCCAATAACCTCATCAAGCCGACCTTTGCAGATTCGCAGTTCCCGCTTTAATTCCATCGCATACAATCCGCCATCCCCCCACGTAATACCGGTAAATTCTGGAACTTCACAGGGGATAAGTGCTGACTCAGGCGGCAACAATAGGGCGGGTTCGGTAATGGGCGGTTTAATGGGCTTATTCACGCATGACGCTAATGACATCACCAGGCATAGGCTTGATAGAACAATCATCACTCGCCGCTGCTGCTTTAAACCGTGCAACCTGTAATTCACTGGCATTGCGTAACTTCCTCTCGTTTTCTAGCTGGCGGGCTGTGGCGGCACGGTTGGCGGCATCATTCACCTGATAGGCATCGATGATGTTACCGAGGGCTGTATTTGTGGCTTGCTCGACCACCAGCTCCGCTTCTGTTTTTTCGACCTGATTTGCGAGGCGGTAACTGTTAAAAAACAGCGCTGACACAATCACCACCAGCGCAGCAATGACGATCCCCATGGCTTTATTCATCCAGCCCCCAGCAGGTCAGTTCGCTTTCCTGTGCGCGGCGTTCTATCTGCCCGTAACAGTTATTTGAGCGAATATTGCAATCCTTGCCGCCGTCGTGAACCCAGCGTTTGATCTCAGCGCAAGCACCTTTGCGATCACCTGCATTGAGTTTTTTATAGAACGTGGCGGTGAAACATTTACTCGGGCCGATGTTATAGGGGCAAAATGACGCGATGCCGGCAATCTGTGGTTCCGTCAGCGGGACGCGGACATTTTTCTTCACCCAACTTATGGCCTTGTCAGCCTCTAGCTGATTCACCGCAGCACACTTCTCCGCTGACAGCTTCATCCCTTTCACTACCGGTTTGCCATCAACCATTGTGGCGCCACGGCAGATAGTCCAAAGCCCCTTACCATCGGGATAAGCTGAAAGCCGGTTACCCTCTTTCTCATCCAGAAATTGACTGAGAATAATTGATGCTGGCGCACCTGCTAAAACCAAGCCAAGAACCGCAGCGCTGAGTTTGCTTTTTGTCGAGGCCATCACTCACCATCCGGTTTATAGCCATGGCGACGATCCCAAATCTTCACACCTGCATTGAGTAAAAAAGTTAGCGCCATAAAAAATAGCGAACCCAGCACACCAATCACCGTCCACTCATCAGGGGTGAATCCGGCGATCAGCTCTTTAACCCAAAAAATAAAACTACCACCCGATACCAGGTAGGAAGCATTGGACGCAATATTGCTCATTTTCATGGTCTCCCCCTCCCGGACGGGTTGGGCGTGATTGGTTCAAATATAAAAGCCACCATCCGGCAGCTCTATTTGTCCCCTCCCGGTTTTGGATATGGGAGAGGTTTAAACAGCTTCGTGTTGAGCCGCTTTCTGGCCCGCTTATTAAGAAACTTGATATAGCGGAACTGGGTAAATTTATGTGCGGTAGCCCGGTGAAAATTGGCCTGCAGATGCAAACCGCGCGCCCCTGCCTTGCTAGCCTTAGTGGTTAAAGCAATCTTGTGGTACCACTCGCCATCTAACTCATAAAACGTGCTTTGATGGCTACCCACATAATCAAAATTACTGGCCTGATACACCACGCCGAAGCGACCGCACCGCTCATCAGCAAATGTCTGCACCCACTCAACGCTGGGGTGAAGTAATTTGATGGTTTTGAGCGCATAGCTGATCGCCCGTGATTCGGTATTGGTCAGCATATCGTCATGCACCCACAGGCGGTTCAATTCCATATATTGCCGGTTGCCGGTTCCCTCAACCACTCGCCCGCCACTACTGGGGTTCATTGCATAGCCCCATTGCATAACGCCAACCAGATCGCGCCCGGAGAAGATCCCCAGATGCAAATATGAGTTGTTCACTATGCGTTTGCTGTAATGGAAGTGGATGATAACCAGACGGGCCAACCAGACGGGGATTGTAGCGACATGCAGATCTGAACATCCGTACCCCACGGTTACACCGTCATAAACTACCGGTTCAGGCTTACCCACGGCGCGGGATGCATTTTTGTAACTTAATTTTTTCATGGTCATATATACAGTATTCCGTTAGGATACCACCGCTGACGTTAGCAGGGTGGGCCTGGGTTATACTCATGACCGGAAACATGGGTGTAATGGCCCTGATATGCTGATACATATCGGGGTCGCCCATTTCTAACGAGTGCTAAAAAGATAGCCGCTTGACTCAAAAGGTCGGGCGGTTTTTTGTTGGGGGGCAGAAATAGAAAAACCCGCACAGATGGCGGGTTTCTTTTGATTTCGTCGCTTGCGTGTATAGCTCCGCGAGCTTATGTCTAAATCATATATTTTTTGTTCAAATAGTCAAAGTTTTTTTCTCAAATCTTTTCATATCTTTATCAAAGGCATCGCTCATAGGGCGATAAAGCATATATTCGGCAGTGTTAATCCAGACATCAATACGGCGGCGGCAGGTTGAAATGGAAAGCTCCGGGTGTGCCTCCTGCATTTCCTCCGCCATCGTGTAACGTTTCTTTTTATAAATGTAATGCTGCTGCAGTATCCCAATTAACCCAGGGGTCGATTGTAGAACCAGGCCAACAACCGAATCCATTAATAGCCCCTCATCATCCGTACAATAGATTAGATTACTGTGGGCCTTGGGGTTGTTAAGGTCGCCAAATATCTCGAATAATTCCTCTTTTGATAAGCCTGATTTTCTCAGTTGGCTAATAGCTGCTTTTAATGCGGCTTTAGTTATTTGTTGTTTAGCCAATAATCGGGAGAATACCCCCTGAGCGCCGCCTGTTTTGGCTATACGTGACCAGCGTCCCCACATTTTCAGCTTACCCTTAAGCCAAATAAGCTCTAACGTATTGAGGTGTAATTCGTTGCCGTCTGCCCTACCGCACGTTGTCGGATAAATCATAATTTCCCCTCCTTTCTCAATATATTCTGTGTGCGCATAACGCCCTCGGCGTGATATAGCCGTGCCGTGTCACCATCAATTAAACGTGAGCGCCGGTCGCATTCGTCATGACATGCGCTACATCCCCATGCGGCCTGTTCATCAGAGGGTTTAATTCCGGTACCGCAGGTTCCTGCCAGCCGGTAATGGGTGAGTACCACCGTTTCAGGATTGCCATTGCACACACCCGGAATACGGATCTGGCACTCGCGGCCCCTTGCCTCTTTGCGTAAATTAGCCATGACACCCCCTAAGCCGCGTAGCTCATTAATTGACTGGCGGCGTTCTCCGCCTCTGATGGATGGCTGAATGATTTACTGAGAATGAAAGTCCACAGAACATTTAGCACTGATTTGTATAAATCGTTGAATTCCAACTCGTCCATTTTCGCGAATGAAATAGAGCGAGGTTCGCGCAGCGTTGAGCCGTCCGGTAGTTCGTATAGGTCATAATGTCCCGACTCAACGGTTACCCAACGACGGAAAGCGTGGAATGATTTTGCAGTGGATAAATTCGCAGCCCGTTTACCGGCCACCAGCGCCAGATAATCATCAGCTATCTCATGAAGTATGCCCTCATTCCCCACATAGGAAATAAGTTGGCTTACATAGCCGCGCAGGAATTTAAGTTCGAATGGTGATATCGCCCCACCCTTTGGCTCCCAATATTCAAAGCCTAGGTTGAGCAACGAGAAGAATTTACGGTGAAACGGTGCATTGCGCACACGTTTAAACTCGCCGGTGACAATAGTCCCCAGCTTGGTATTTTTAACAAAATCCTCAGCATCCGGCGTGGCCGGTACTAAGATCCCACCTATTGATTTGGTAAAACTATACTGTGCCATTTCCGCCCCCGGATGTATGGCACAGCAGCACGATATTTAGGTTATCGGGTGTTCAATCCGAATATTAATATTATATCAGAAAAAAATGCCACGACAATAAATCATTATTAAATAACTCTAAATGCATAATCACGCTTTATCTTTTCATATTCGTTTTTGCAGCTGAACCAAAGTTCAAAAATATCAAAAATAAAATTAAGAAATTCTTTTTCAAGAGAAAATAAACTATCTATATTCATATCTTCTTCGATGGGAAGTCCGAAAGACTGACCAAGTAACACGAATTTCCCTCTATATTCCGTATGTTCTGGATCAATATATACCCCTTGAACATCCTTCGAATTTTTAGACTTAATGAATTTCAAGAAATCTGTCACCAAAGACTTACCTTTATCATTAATACCTAGGTTCGTTTTGGACTCATCAAAAATTGAACGGTATAATCTTTTTTTATTTACATCGGAAAACCATTCATCTTTACTGGCGGGACATTCTTTTAAATATGCATAAAAGTCCCTTTCATTATTTATTCTATTAGTAATGTGTGAGTTGACAACGGAGAGACTGTAGTTTTTACAGACCACGCAGAAAGCAAAAACAGGAACTAAAACAAGAGAGTACTTCATTAAATTTATTGGTAAAGAGAATATTTCTCCTGCTGTCTCAAAACACTTAGGTTCAAAACAAAACTCAATCAATCTATTATTGTAAATGTTAACCGCTGAGGTAATTGATAAAACTAACAGCACAACCAGTGCAAGCAATGAGATAATGGTAATGAGAGTCACGCCGCCATCAATAAATAAGAGATAGCACTCTTTTTTTTTCTGCTTCATCTGTTCGGCCTTACTGAAATCAATCTAGCTCTAAATTGCTTAGCTTCTTCTTTATATATTCGTCTTAAGACGCTTAATCTAAAGTGAGCTTGGTAGTATCTGCGTTTGTAATTGTCAGTTGCAGGTTTACCTGTATAATCCCTTTGAATATTGGAGATGACTCTATTAAGACGCTTAATTTCATCATGATCAGGTAGTGGCTCGCAATGCTTATTTAAAACCTTCCTCAAATCATTATATTTTACGTAACCAACTCTCTTTAATTTAGTTATCTTACCTTTAACAGAATAATATGCTTTATGATAAGATTGCCTCATTCTCACATCACTCCTGTTATACCCCACCCTAGCAATTTGATATACTTCATCAGTTATTTTCATACACTCACTTTTTGTAAATCGAGGCTTATCCTCATCAATACATACTCCATGTACTTTATAACCTTTTGCTGCTACGGTTGATTGGATACTAGACTTCCCCTCATTTATCGTTAGTCCCTTTTGGGTAATCATCGCCTTAACACGATCATCGGCAAACCTGAAATTATTTTTATCTAATTTGCTAATCGTTATATCGTCTATTAATCGCGTATATCTGAAGCCAAGGGACTCTAGATATTTTACAAGTTGTGGTTCTATATTATAAAAGTAAAGATTGGATAAAAAGGTGCTTGTTGGTGCTCCCTGGGGAACTGTACCATTGACAGTAGTTAACTCTGTCAAAACATCAGATACTTCATCCGAGAAGTTAAAAAAGACTTTATATATATCACGTACACTATATGTATTTATACTCGGAAAAAAATTCGATATATCAACTTTTATTAGAATTTTTGCTTTGCAATGAACTTCGGCACAGCGAATATAATCTCTTGGATTTTCCTTGTCTGAAATAGAGCCAAAGAGATAATGAGGAAACAAAACTTTATTAAATATTTTATTATTTACCTTTCTCAAAATAAACTTTATTTTTCTGTTAGGTGCATGAAGTAATCTTTTACCGCCACTTTTTTTATTTATCTCTTTTTCCGTATAAAAACTGGCTACACCTCGGGTAAGTATGTAACTTAGATCCTCTTTTGTGATAGATAAAAGGCGAAGAAGACTATCTACATTCTGAATAGGTGTAAAATTACTTGGTAAGGTAGGAGTGTATGATTTCACGAGTGTATAAGTCTCATCATTGATTAGAGAAAAACTAGCGTCCTTTCGGCCAGACCGGGCAGTCGCATCCCAGGGGTACAAAACAGAAGTATAAAATCCCCCCGATCTTCACTAGCTTTTTCTAACTGTGTACTGTGCCTTTGTGCTCGGTATTGATGCCGGACGCCAGAGTGCACGCAGAAAGACCTTTACAGGTCGTCCTCATTGATTGCAGGACATTCTTTCTGTTGTAAGTATTCCCTTTTTTGCGAGCGGGTTATTCGTCCCGCATGAAGAAAAATATCAGAAATCTAATAATATTCAAGATATTTACTAAACCTCATTAATATTTTTAATCAAACTCACATTTTCTATCCATAACAAATCAACTCAGCCTATCCTCTGTAACAGCTGCTTAGCCGCCATCCCAAACGTTAGCACCCATAATGCCATCGGTTGATATATTCATTTGGTCTCGCCTCTGTGGTCTCTACGGTCACGCCAGTAATTTAAGCGCTGTTTAAAAAACTCTCGGTAATGCACCGGTACCCGTTCAATCGCTTCCAGTACCTGAGCGCGGTTGGTCCTGCGCTCGTACAGGTTTTTGATTAAGCCGCTGGCTCTCAAATCAAGATTTAGCTTTTCTTGGTATTCCTGAGGCCAGAGGCAAATGTTGTACGGGAGTCCGGGCGGGAGATAATCCGATTGCCCGGACATGGTGTTAACTCCCCATGCCGACAGTGCTCATCAGTTGATTTATTCGGGATACTCGCAAGCAGTACGCCAGCTCCTTTTCATCAAATGGCATGCGGGCGGGCTTGGCTCGGGGTTCGCTTTTACTGCGTTTGACTTGCGTGTCAGAGAATCGGAAAAAATCCTCTGAGATACTGTTGAGGGTGTATTGGGTCTTGCGACCATTACGGCGGGTAATATCTGCATGGGGTGAGCGCACCATGCCTTGTACGCGGTAACGCAGCACGCTAATAGGCATTTCAGCGTGAGGGAGTTTTAAGGCCATAGCCTCGATTATCTGTCCATAGTTCATGCTTTGGCCCAGCATAATCTCTGCCAGTTCGCGGGTCGTTAGTTCACGTTTTTTCATGGTCTTGCCTCTTTGGGTTAGTTCAAGCGCTGGTCAGGCGCGGTTAAAATTTTGGTGTTGAATAGTGTTTTTCTTTGGCCGGTGGCCTTGATGCCTCTTTCGCCATTCGGCTAGCCTCCTTTGCCACCAGTTGATCCACCGGTAGAAAGTGGCCGTTTTTAAATTCCTGATAAACGGTACCGGACTCGCCAAATCTGTTTTTAGTTACAATGGCCTCGGCAAATCTTGCGGCCGGACTATCCGGGTTATAAACCGCCTCGCGATACAGCATGATGATGCTATCGGCGTCCTGCTCGATTGAACCTGAGTCCCGCAGATCGGAACTGATTGGCCTGCGGCTACCCGGTGGCCGTTCATCCACTTTGCGCGATAACTGGCTAAGGGCAAAAATCGGGGTGTTTATCCGACCGGCCAGCGTTTTTAATCCGCGTGAAATGATGCCGATCGACAGGTCATTACGCTCCGCCTTGGGTTTGGTAATCAGGCCAAGATAATCAACCATCACCATTCTCAATTTTGGGAATCGGCGCTTGTGTGTTTCTGCGATAGCCCGTATCTGATCGATGGTCAGTTCGCTAGCATCAACGATCCAAATATCACGGCCATTTAATGCTTGAAGTGCGGAGTTAATACGCGCCCAATCCTCATCACATAGAGTGCTGGGGTCACGCAACTTAGATACAGGCAAATTACCGGCTCCAGCAACGGAACGCTCCACCATCTGCAGGGAGGCCATTTCCATACTGAATATCAATGCACCGCCATCGTTCTGTGTAGCCCCCTCGACAATCTTTAATGCAAACTCGGTCTTACCCATACCCGGACGCCCGGCGATAACCACCAGGTCCTGCGGGTTGAAGCCGCCGGTTATGGCATCCAGCTCGACAATGCCGCTTTGCAGGTTCATCGACTCAATCTCGCCATTCATGCGCTTATCCAGCATGTCCATGTAGCCGGGCAACAAATCATTTAGATGCACAGGGATGATGCCGCCGCTATCTGCCGTCATATCGATCAGTTGTGTTACCGCGCCCTGTATCACCTGATCGCGCTGCTCCTGATTGTTCGCCCCCCGGATACCATCCGCCGCAGTCTGAAATAATGCGGTCATAGTGCGGCTATACCAGGTCTTACGGGCATGTGCGGCATAGCCTTTCAGGTTCGCCACGTTGCCCGGCATACGGACGATTTCAGATAGCGTGGCCAGGCTACTACCGCCCAACGCCTCACTGACAAACAGGACATCAATTAACCCCTTAGTCAGTGCCTGCTTTTTAATTTCCGCATAGGCCGCACGATAAATCCTGATGCTGAACGCCTCTTCCGGCAGGGTGGCAATCACCTCCAGCGCATCGGGGGTCGAGCCGCCATAGAGCAGACCGGAGAGGATCGCCGCCTCCAATTCCTGCGGCTTCATAGCGCACCATCACGGGTTTTTCTCAGCACGTCCGGCTTCATTAAATAATCAAAATTGGCGCGCCAGTGCGTACCATCATCACCACCGAAATAAAATGCGGATGCCTGTTCGCGAAAGGCCTCGAAATAGCTCTGGAACGCGTCGAGGTCTTGGGTTTTGAGGTATTGGAGTAATTCGCGGATAGCGTGCTTACGGTCCTGATCAATTTCAGCCGGTGGTAACACCTCACCGAACACCCGATTGAACGCCGCAATGACCGCATCGCAATCAATCCGCCCTACCGATTCAGACCATGCACGGGCATCGGCCAGATAACCATCGAACCGGTTAACGCGGCAGATATTCGCAGGTTTGGCATACTTGCCGTTACGGGGTTTCCAGGTGCTGACCACCCAATGGGTCACCAATTGCAAATCAGCCAGCGCGTAGGCTTTGCGTGATTTAGTTGCCGTTAGCAGGGTTTCGAAGGGGCCGGGATCTTCACAGCGGGTATGGGTGAGTTGGTTGTAATACGCCAACGCCCTTTCAGCGTCAGCGAGAATATTTTCGGTTTCCCCTTGAGGGGTAAGGGGTGTAGTTGGATCTATGACTGGTTCAAAAGAGTGACTGGTTCTGGGTGCAGCATTTGCACCACTAACTGGTGCACCATTTACACCAGAGGGTGCAGGAGATTCACCATAGGGTGCAGCATTTGCACCAGCGGAATTTAAGCGCAGGTGATAAACATTTGAGCGATTCAGACCATTATCCGATTTGCGCTCTTCAATCCTCACCAGCCCACTTTTTACCAGTTCTTGAATATGATTCTGTACCGAGCGTTCGGATATTTCACACTGATCGGCAATGTAGGGAACCGATGGCCAGCACTCGCCCTGATCGTTCGCATTATCCGCTAATTTTATCAGCACTAACTTTCGTAACGGGTTGCCGACTTTGATATTCATGGCCCTCGCCATTAGATTCATACTCATAGTCAGATCCCCAGCGCTGCGGCTATTTGCCGACAGGCAGACTGATAATCATCAGCTGATAAGTTCATCCCGCGCAGGTCTGCTTTCCTCTGCTCATACTGCTCCCACACGCTATATGCAGCTACCTGACGCCCTGCAAAAATTGGTTCGATGTCAGCCATGCTTGCCGGTTGGCCGTTAAGCCGGAACCCGTTGCACCAGGTGATTTTGTCGATAGATGTCAGCATTGGTCTTGCCTCTGTTTTATACGGTGGTCAGCCGGTGGTGTTGTGGTCTGATTGCGTGAAGTGCCGCAACAGCGCCCGATATTCTTTGTGACATGTCACAGCCATCTAATAGAACCGCGCTAATTGCTGCGGCAAACTCTCTGCTGGCAATCGAAACCAAATAATTCACGGTCTCGCCATTCACCCTGGCCCGCCGTTCTGCCGGGAGCGCCGCTTTAAGTACCGGTGATAATTCCAGAACCTTGCGCATTGATGCTTTTGAATCCCCGCGCAGCCAACGAAATAACTGCTGCCGGTTGTTGTTGATAGACTTCCAATCAGCATTGCCCTCCCCGTCTTCAATGGGAGTGAGGCGAACCGAACCGGTGCTGATATTGAGCAAGAAAAACATTCTGCTGATCTCGATAGCTACATGTTCCTGCCCCCGCTCTGCTGCCCACGCCTGAACTTCGGCTTTAAGGGCTTTGATTTCTTGTTCCACGTTGCGTCTCCTGTCGCCGGAAATTGATTATTGATAATCAGATTTGTGTGTGGGGTTTGGTTAAGCTGCACTTTGATACATAGCGGGGTCATATTTCAGTTCGCCATGAGTAATACGTTCAATCTTCATTGCCTGTTTCTCAGGGATAATTTCCCCCCAACGACAAACCGCGGGGTGCTTTATGCCTAAGGCCATGGCGGTATTCACGACACCACCAAAAAACTTGACGACATCTTTCTTGTTCATAAGAACTCCTTGTTGAACTCAGGATGAAAGGTAACAAAAGGTACATAACAATGCAAACACTTTTCACCTCACTATGGCGTAACATTGGTTACATGAAAACTGAAATGAATGACCGCATCCGTCTTCGCAGACTGCAGCTAGATCTCACGCAAGTCCAATTAGCCAAAGCTATTGGGGTGAGCCGTGTATCAGTGACAAAATGGGAGTCAGGGATAACCAAACCAGATGGGGAAAATCTTCACCGCCTGGCGCAAATGCTTGCCTGCACGCCGGAGTGGTTGCTCTACGGTACCGGGGATTTACGCCAGATTGACGATACTAAAATTAAGCCCCTCACCGCCGCGCCTAATGCCATACCGGTTATCTCATCAGTTCAAGCCGGTGCTTGGACAGAGACCTATTCGGCCGCCCGTATTTCTGATGTTCTTAGATGGTGTAACACCACAGTGAAGGTTTCTGAAAACGCATTTGGTTTAGATGTTCGGGGTGAGTCAATGACCAACCCCAATGGTTCACCCTCTATCCCCGAGGGTTCTACCGTTATCGTGGAGCCTAATTATGGTTCTATTGATGATTTATACGGCAAAATAGTGGTCGCCATCATTGATGGTAGCTCCGAGGCCACCATTAAAAAGTTAGTTGTTGATGGCCCCAACAAATACCTCATGCCGTTAAATCCCAATTTCAAACCTATCGAAATCAACGGCAATTGTCGCATTCTAGGTAGAGTCGTGCAGGTCACCCAAGACCTGTAATCAATAGCCCATCCCCCCGGTGGGCTTTTTTACGCCCCTCAATGTAACTATTGGAACGTTTCCTTATTGACACAAAAGGTAACTATAGGTACATTCATCTCATCAACACGGCACAGCAGCCGATGCGAACAGGCAGGACGCCCACGAAGTAGCTGCCGGTGGCATACGAAACACCGGATGATTCGCAATTTAGGTTTAGTACGTTCTGACAGCCCGGAAAGACGGCACCAAATTACAGATCGGGATAGGGGCTGATCTCACAACCAGCCTCCTCCCACACCACCGTACATACGGGTCCGTATACGGCGGTTCGGTTATGTTGATCGTCGCCTTCCTATAACTCTGGCAGGCCCAGTCTGACGAACAGGTTATTGGGAAGTGCTATGTTCAGCGCCGGGCTACAGCTCACCCGCCACTGTTTATGGCAACTTCCCACCGTCTGCGCCGAGAGGTCTTTGCTAACCCCGCGATTGTGCAGCTCTTTATAACGCTTGCCGCCCGTTTTCCACTGTTTCCAGAGGACACTCCGCAGCCTGCGCCTTATCCACCCGTTCAGCTCTCTTATCAGCGATGGCCACTCGTTCAGCCTGTAGTAGCTTTTCCAGCCCGTCATATATCGCTTTAACGGCTCGATTAGCTGCTCCAGGCTTCTGCCCGTGTTACGTCCCGTCAGTTCCCTTATCCGCGTTTTGAACCGCTTCACCGATCCCGGCGACACCACGCACCACACTTTCCTGCCCCTTATGAAGCTGTAACCCAGGAACTTACGCGACTCCGGATGCGCCACTGCGCTCTTTTTCGCATTCACCTTCAGCTTCAGTTTACGGCTCAGCCAGTGCGTCAGCCCCGCCATCACACGATTGCCTGCACGTTCGCTTTTCACATACACATTACAGTCGTCTGCATAACGGGCGAACTTCAGGCCGCGTTTCTCCAGTTCCTTATCGAAGTCATCCAGCAGCAGATTCGATAACAACGGCGACAGCGGGCCGCCCTGCGGCGTCCCTTCTGTCACCGGCCTTACCAGACCGGCTTCCATCACGCCTGCATTCAGGAACCTGCGGATAAGTGACAGCACCCGTTTATCCGACACCCGTTTCGCTATCCGGCTCATCAGTACATCGTGGTTCACCCGGTCGAAGAACTTCTCCAGATCGAGATCGACCACCCAGTGATACCCGGACCCAATATATTCATGAGCCTGTTTCACAGCCTGATGGGCAGAGCGCCCGGGGCGGAACCCGTAGCTGCTGTCGCTGAACGACGCATCCCACTGCATCTGCAACACCTGCATCATCGCCTGCTGGATAAAACGATCCACCACCGTCGGGATACCCAGCAGACGTTCGCCGCCGCAGGGTTTCGGGATGGTCACTCTTCTTACAGGGGATGGGCGATAGCTGCCGGACAGCAGTTGCGCTTTCAGTTCGGGCCAGTGGTGTTTCAGGTACTCCGGCAGTTCGCTTACGCTCATGCCGTCGGCTCCCGCCGCACCTTTATTGGCCTTCACTCTTTTCAGGGCTTGCCTGAGATTGACGGGTTCACAGATGGCTTCCATCAGCCACGCTGTTGACGACGGACTTTCTCTGGTCGTCGGTGCCTGCCCGGTTTCAGCCCCCCGGGAACCGGCGTCCGGGGCTTCACCCCTTCTTCGGGCTTCAGGGCCGCGATGCGTTTTCTGCTGCATGACCGTTCAGAACCTCCGCTGATACTCGTCACTCATTACCGTTCGGGCCTTCAGACGTCACGTCCTACTATGCCCTCTGCTGACTCCTGTCCACCGGTCAGCGCACCTTACGATGCACTCAGTTCTGAATACAGAACGCCGGACAGGCCTCCCGGGGTAAGCTCAGCCGCTTTCACCACACACCTGCCCAATCTACCACCCCGGCTCTTGATGGTTATGGCCTTCGCAATCACATGCTTGCTCCGCCAGTCGGGTAGGCCTTATATCGGGTTTCTGTCCGTCAGGTCATGGTTTTGCTCCACGCTTCCTTCAGACCCCGCCTCACGACGACGCCCTTGCGCTTCACTAGTCCTTCGCCACCATCAGGCTGGACAGGGGACTTTCACCCCCGAGCTGCTGAGCATGCCCGGCACACATGTAAAAAAACCCACCGAAGTGGGCTTCTTTACCCCGGGTCACCGACCAAAGTTAACCGGGAATTGCTAACGGGGACCAACCCGTTAACAGAGGCAAGACCAACGGCTTACGCCATCGACCTTAAAACTAGTATATCAGGAGTTGCTATGACAGCACTACAGATAACCACCACGCTCTATATTCATGTTAATCCGCATTCGGCATTGAAAGATAACCGCTTTATTGTGTGTACCTGTGACATGTCACAGTCCGCGCCAGCCTATGCGTTACTCGAAACCCGCGAAATCACGTTGGCGTTCGACGAACCCGATCCATTTGAAATCATCAGTAAGCAGGTTGATTCACTACGCGCTCAAAAGGAGCGGCTGGCGGCGGAATCATATCGACATCAGTTGCTAATTGATGATCAAATTCAGGCGTTGCTCTGTATAGAGCATACCACCTCATCAAGCGTTACAGACGATAACGACATTCCTTTTTAATTCCATATATGGGGACCTAGCCATGACAACAATCAAGGCCGCTATTGATCATGTTATTGCTGCGGGGCTGTCTGTTCTTGAACACGAAAATAATTCAGATACCAGCACTGGCACGATGCATATAACCATTGTGGGTGGTAAACGCCGTGTTGAATTTTACCCCTCGACCGGAACAGCTTATTCAAATGCTGTTAAGGGGCAATTTAAAGCGGCAAGACTTCCGAAAGCAGGAATTAGGGCAGCTATAAAGCTAGCTATGTCCGGCAATTAAACCAAAGAGGCAAGACCAACATGACTGTATTTATTTGTTTATTCGAGCCGAAAAAAGCGGCGCTCAAAAATGGGGCTATACCACTTGTTATTGCTCTGGAAGCCATAAATAAGAAAATGGCATCGGCACTGGCCATCGGTAAATTGTGGGAGGCCTACCCCGCCGCCGGTGATAACTTTACAGATCCAAAAATCTGTGAGGATACTATCGGGCAACCGCGCCCGGTTGTGGGTGATTTCGATGAGCAGTTCGCCCAGGATAATACCTTTGATGGCAAGGTGTGGACGCCAAATAGCGTGGCATCGCCAGAGGATGAGGATGATAACGACGGCGACGAACAGGGTGATAATTCAGACTTAGTGAACTACGCCAAGCTAGGGATTGATGTCAAAGTTGGCAAGATCCTAATGTATGAGTTGCGTGACATCGATACGCACGAACTATCGCTAGTGTATGACCTGATTAACGACGACGAGGGTGACGCCGGGCTACGTTCAATTATAACGGCATTGGCAGGCATACCGGCTATCGGCGCGATGTATCAGGAGTCAGTCAAAGAGCTGATCGATGCTATTAATGTGAAGTTCCCTAAAATCCCTCAATTCCCTGAGGTACAGAAGTTTGCCCAAAAATGGGTTGATGAACCTAATAAACGGGACGAATTAACCGGGGCGAAAAAAGTTACCCGCATAACCACACCTGATCCGGATGCGCCAATTAAGCGCGGCTTTGATCACACCTATAAAACCCTCGATCTCGAAGTTGCCCTCGCCTTAGTACCTGCAGATTTTAATTGCTGGGAAATCCACTCAGCAGAAATGAGGCAGGCAAAAGAGCTGATGGACAGTAATGATGATGCTTGGCGTAAATGGTCAACCGAATTGCGTGTTCGTAGCGATGCGTTATCTATCCCGCGTGAAACCATCTTTGAGATGATCCGCGCCGGTAAAGAGAAACCTATTTTCCTAACCGATGCCGCCGCCCGAAAAGAATTTATCTCACAATGTATCGCCGTCAAAGGGCCGCGGCCCGCGGTTAAAAATTTAGGTGACGGTAAGTTCTCGATTGATGGTCTGGTCGGTGGTGAACCCCAACCGGCGGCAAACAGTGAAACAAAACTAGCCCTGGTTGCCAATGCTGAGCCAGAAACCGAAACAAAACCGCCAATTATTGCAACAGAACCGGAAAACACTGCACAGGAAGCTATCACCGATAACGCTGCTCAGCAGGCTAAAGATACGCTGGATCAGTTAGGTTATGGCGTTTATGCCTCAGTTGATGAGAAGCTGGCAGAAGTTATTGAGGCGGCGCAGCAAAGCGCCGTTGCTACCGTTGAAGTTACTGCTGACGAATTCCAACACCGTGCAGGCTTGATTGAACGGGAGATTGCGCAGAAGTCCCCTGAAGAACAGGAAAACCTGCATATCTGGAAATCGGTACAACGCACAGATCCACGCTTTACCAAACCTGTAGAGGGTGCGGGATATGTTGCTACCAGCATTAACGCTGAATATATGTTTATGCGGGCCACGGAAGTATTCGGCCCCATTGGTGAGGGCTGGGGCTACACCATTCTTGAAGATAAAATGCTTTCAGGCGCACCAATGTCCGAGGCGATTTACGACGATAACAAAAAATACATTGGTAATCGGCTTATTCGTGATGCCGATGGCACATTGCTATGCGAACAAAATCACTCGATCAAAATTCAATTCTGGTACTCAGTTGAGGGGGATGTGCGCGGTGAGATCGAAAGCTACGGAGCCACCCCTTACATGTATAAAACCAATAAAGGAATTAAGGCAGATAGCGAGGTAATCAAAAAAAGCCTCACTGACGCTATTAAGAAAGCGCTATCAATGCTGGGCTTTAGCGCCGACGTATGGCTCGGAATGCACGATAACCCCGAATATCTGGCAGAAAATAACATCGAGTTCGCTATCAAAAATGCCAGTGAAAAAGCCGGTGACACCGTTCGCCTGCGCAAAGAGCTGGATGAGAAATTAACCAAAGTCGGCAATACCATTTCGAATGCCGTCACTACCAATGAAGTGAGTAAAATATACGGCACTATTGCCCGCGAAGTTGATGTCCATCGCAAAGATGCCGAAGCCAAAGCCGATCACCAACACGCCAATTACCTCAAAACCCGATTGCTTGCATTACACCGCTTAACTGAAAAACGGGTTGCCGAACTTACCGCACAGGAGCAATCAGCATGAGCAACACCGCAATCGCATTAGCCGCAGACCTTTTTAAACTGCAACAGTTGGTTGAGTCCTCCGAAGAACTCACGCCAGAAATGATCGCCGATACGCTAGAGGGTTTAGAGGGTGCTTTGGGGGATAAGCTAGATGCAACCTATGTCTTTGTCCGTAATTTAGAGGGGCAGGCTAAAACCTGTGATGAAGAGGCGAAACGCCTGGCTGACCGTAAGCGGTCATTTGAGAACCGGGCTAAATCGATCAAACAGTATGTGCTCAGCTGTTTATTAGCCGCAGATATGAACACGTTGAAAACGCCGTACAACACATTCACCGCGCGAAAAGGTGTGGCCAGTGTGGTGATCGACAACGAGGATTTGTTGCCAAGTGAATTGGTGACAGTGCAAACCATCGTAGCCCCCGATAAAAAAGCCATCAAAGAAGCCATAGAGAATGGCGTTGATGTTAAAGGGGCGCATATCGAGATAGGTAGTCGTAGCCTGCAAGTTCGCTAATTTCATTCAGCCCCGGACCAACGGGGCATTATTGAGGCCAGACCCATGCTAAAGCGTACCCACAAGCGCGGCGAAAAGTCCTATATCACGTTACCTGATGGGCGAACGGGAACTATCCATACCGATCGCCGTTGTGATGTTCACTACGATTTTCCGACAGATGTTCGGATTAGCAGCACACCACCGCAGCCAATCGTTGAAAAGGAGGTCAACCAATGATCCGCCCTCAACTAGCCGTATTTTTTATCACAGCAGGTACAGCCTTAATTTTTATCTATGGGGCCGAGGTTAGCGCAGTCGCTGCGTTTTCATTCGGTACCGGTTTGGCTATGGGGTGCTGGAGACAAAGAAAGGTACCAACCAAAAGTTGATTTTGCTTAATCAGAAATAATCAGCCGGCCCCGCTAGCATGGTGGTAAACCAACACCAGGGAAATCACCATGCAGCCATGGCAACCGGGCAAGCGCCTATTAACCGAGTTCGACATTAAGATCGGCAAATTATCAGCCAGCGTACGCAAACAACAACTCACCGACCAAGATATACAGCGGGCCTGCTCTGAAACCGACAGAGCGATAGGCCGCATGATACAGGGGCAAGACCATGAGAAACGACCACGACATAATCACCAAAGAGGAGATGATTGAGTTGACCGGGTATCATATCCCTTCAAAGCAATGTGAAGCACTTAAAAATGCTGGGATATTTTTTATAATCCGTAGAGATGGCCGTCCGCAAACTACATGGGGCCATTTTCAAGATCCCCTATCTCTTCGTCATACACCCAAAGCAGCGACTGAAATATCTGTTGAGCCTAACTTCGGAGCATTAGATTAATGGGGAGAAAACGCAGTAACCCACAAGACAACTGGATGCCTCCACGAACATGCAGGGGGCGTTCTGCATTTGAATTTAAGCCTAAGCTCGGGGGAACGATAAGGCTCTGCGGATTCGATGCCAGTCCGGCCCAAGTATGGGCAGCGTATGAGGCGTTAATAAATGATAAACAGAATGAAAATGTCTTTAATTGGCTTGTTAGTCGATTCTTTCTATCTGCCGATTTTATAGAGCTAGCTGTTGAGACACAGAAAGATTATCGGAAATATGCGGTAAAAGTATTATCCGTTTTCGGCGAGGTCCATCCAGATACAATAAAACCTGAGCATATTCGCAAGTATATGGATAAGCGTGGCGTAAAAAGTCGCACTCAGGCTAACAGGGAAAAAGCCTTTACATCCCGTGTCTTTCGATGGGCCTATGAGAGAGGGATGGTGAAAATGAACCCATGCAAAGGCGTGAAGCAATTTAAAGAAACCAGCCGTACACGTTATATAACCAATAAAGAATACGATGCGCTTTATCAAGTTTCCCCGCCAGTGGTTCAGGTCGCAATGGAACTAGCATATTTATGCTGTGCACGACAAGCCGATATTTTAGGCATGAAGAAGAACCAACTAATTGATGATGGGATCTTAATACAACAAAGTAAAACGGGTATTTCTCAAATCAAAGCATGGGGACCGCGTTTAACCGCAGTTATAAAGCTCGCCAGTCAACTACCGTTAAACAGAGGAATGAGCAGCATCTTTGTTATCCACCAACAATCCGGTGCCAGATATACAAGAGATGGTTTTAATAGCCGATGGCTGAAAGCCAAAGCTGAGGCAAAAGAGAAGTATCCAGAATTAGAGTTTAATTTCACTTTTCACGATTTGAAGGCAAAAGGTATCTCTGATTTAAGCGGATCGCTTTACGAAAAACAGGCGATATCAGGACACAAGAATGCAGCTCAAACAGCACGATATGATCGTAAAATTGCGATAGTACCAGCGGTAGGAGACCAGTAA